GCCAGTTGCCTGTAGTAGCCATGTCCGGAGTCATTTTGTTTATATGTCCCGGGCCTGGTTGCGACGGGGGTTGCGCTTGCTGCTGCTGTTGCTGCTTTTGCTGCTTTTGTGCCTGGTGGCGAATAAAGTAATTCAGCAGGCCTGCAGTACCCATGCCAACTAGCGCGGAGCCGAGATCGTTTCCGCGGCCGCTCGAGGCGCCGAGCGCACCGGCGAGAGCCATCGGCGCAAGCGTATTGCCCCACGAGGGAGGAGCCATCTGTTGCTGTTGGCCGGGATTTGACGTCGAACCCTTGTTGGTCCCTAGCGCGCCCTGAATCAGGGGCAGGAGCGAATTCGGGTTGGATTGTCCGCTTGTGCCCATTGCCTGCTGAATGCTCCCCAGAATCGGGTTCGAGCCAGAACTACTTCCTGCGCTTGCGCTCGAGCTATTCCCGGAAGAAGCACTCGGACTCGAGCCACTTCCCGAGAGCAACTTGCGAATTTGCGCCTTAATCGTAGGGTCCACGTTGGACGGAAGCGAATTGATATAGAAGTCCGTATTCGGATCCGCCACCGAACCGCCCACATCAAACTTCTGCGGCATCTGTCCTCCTTGCGGCAAACTCTGTGCGAGTGCCTGCTGCACACTTGGATCACTCAACGCTGCGTGGATTTTCGGATCGTTGAGCATCTGCTCCCACTCCTGGTCCGTACCAGGAGAAATATTCTGCGGGCCGAAGCCGCGGCGCCGCACACCGCGGCCGCGCAGTTTAGGGGCGCTAGGGGTCATACGACTCGCTCCTCGAAGTAGCACCGGGTGCCGTTGTTGTAGAGTTGCCGTTTCCAGTCGCACGAGGCGACGGGCTGCATGACGAGGTAAAAGCCCGGGGTATTGCGCCTCTTAAATACGCGCTTGGCAGCGGTGGCCCGGTCTCGGCTGAACGCCACGACCTGCCAGTCGTCGCGGGAATAGAAGCGTGTCGCATAGCGCCGCCAGGCTCTCGAGGCCTTGATGAAGAGCATCCGGCAGCGCTCTTGTTTGCCGTATTCGGTAATGCGCTCGACCGCGCTTTCGATCCAGCTATAGACTTTTCTGCCTTCCGCCAAATGCACGGCGAGCGAGCGGCGATTGGCGGGAGCCAAGCGCTCAAACACTTTCTGCCGCGTGGGAGGTTCGTCCGAGACCGTGGTGAGGATGACCCCCAGAAAAGGATCCTCGCCGGGCACGCTTACGGGTTCGACAGCAACCCATAACTTGTCTGCGCCTAAAAGAAGGCGCGAATAGAGGCGTTCGATGTTGAGATCGGGAACGGACTCAAAACGGGTTTTTACGTGAGTCCACAGTTGCGCCGCCATCTCGGGCGGCACCGGCAGCACCTCGCCTTTCCGGATTTCTGCCATTAAAGGAATTGAAGCACATTCGAGCGTGGTGATGGGCTATAATCGCCAACGAAGCGAGGTGGTGTAATCCCATGTCTATGTTCCCCAGGAAAACCGCAAGCGAAGCCGAGCCGGAAACACACAAGAAACAGCACGGCGGAGTGCAGGTTGAAGACGAGCCAGAAACTCACAAGCCGCACCAGCGCGAGGAAGAGCCGCCAGCCAAGAAGGCGGACAAAGGCGCAGCGCAGCCGCACTCGGCTCCGCCGGCCGTGAATCCGTTCGCCATTCCGCCGCTCTTCGGCAAGACTCCCACTTCGATCAGCCAGATTCTGGCCTCCACGTTGGGTTCCAAGGGCACGCACTTCACTGGTCCCGTGGTAAGCGGCGGCACACCTGGCTCTGGCGTGGCGCAAGGCTCGGCGCTGCTCGCGCTCGCAATCCAGGTCGACTACACGATGGGCGCCTTCTCGCTGCCGCTGCAGTTTCCGGCCGATGCGTTGATCCTGTGGGCGACCACGTTGGTCTACACGGCCTTCGCGGGTGGAACCGGCGACACGTCGTTCACGCTCGGCAAGACCACCGGCGCCGCGGACGTGCTCGCCGCCCACAATATGGGCGCGCTGCACGCGGTCTCGATCGTGCCGGCCATCGGCACGCTGCCGTTGCCAAGCGATGCCAATCCAGGCCAGCTCTGGATCAATGTGACCCCGAACGGCAATACGGCGGGACAGGGCATTATCGTGCTCCTGTATATGCGGCCGTTCTTCAAGTGGAGTTGAAATTTCTTCAACCGGAGTTGAATATGCCCCTAAGCGCCGAAGACAAACTCCTGCTCGAGCGGATCGACAACGACTTTACGTATCACCCGCCTGACGAAGAGCAGACGCAAAAGTACACACGGCTGCGCGACAACGCCAAGCAACTGGCGCGCGACATTGTCGCGCTGTGCCCGGATTCCCGCGACCGCTCGCTCGCGCTGACCAAACTCGAAGAGGCGGTGTTCTGGGCCAACGCCGCGATCGCGCGCGGCGGGTCAAGCGGATGAACCAGTGCGATCTGGACATTTTCCAGGGAGACGACTGGGCATCCATGGTGACGGTGCTCAACTGCGACGGCTCGCCGCCCGACCTGACCGGTTATACCGCCCAGGCGCAGATCCGTAGCGGACCCGCGGATCTGGCGCCGGTGGCGGCGGAGATGACCACCACGGTCGTGCTGCCTAATCTGGTGTCGCTTTATGTGCCGAGCGACTCGACGCGACAGTTGCGGGCGCTCTACTACGGGTGGGACCTGCAACTGACCTCGCCGGCGGGGATGATCACCACCATCCTCGCGGGCAGCGTAACCGTAACCCAGGAGGTGACGCGAGAATGTCTATTCGTCAATCCCGTGGATCCGGGGCAACTCTCGACTGCGATCCCGGTTTTACCGCTACCCTGGCTCAGGGCATCGCCATTCCGGGCCCGATTGGCCCGGTCGGTCCCGCAGGCCCGGTAGGGCCGCGCGGCCCTCAAGGCCCTCCCGGAGGCACCGGCGCGGTCGGTCCGCAAGGTCCGGCCGGAGTAAAAGGGCCCGCCGGGCCGGCCGGAACGGCCATCGTGCTGGCCGGCGCGGTCGCAAGTCCCGCCGGCCTGCCGGTCAGCGCTCCCCCGGGCACGGCCTACTTCGTCGAATCCACCGGCACGGTTTATGTCTACGACCCCGTTCTGGGGTGGGTCAACGCGGGACTCATCCAAGGCCCGGCCGGGCCGAACGGGCCCGCCGGGCCGCAAGGAGTGCAGGGCGCACCCGGCGCGCAGGGGCCGCCTGGCACAGGGATTCAGGTCCTGGGAACGGTTGCGGCTCCGGCTAACCTGCCGGTCGCGGCCAACAATGGCGACGTTTACTATGTCCAGTCGAACGGGCACCTGTATGTGTACCAGGCGCCGGGCGGTTGGTACGACATGGGGCTCGTGGCCGGTCCACAAGGGCCTCCCGGTCCAACTGGTGCGCAGGGGCCGACCGGCCCGCAGGGTCCCGCGGGCCTGAGCGCGCGGAGGATCGAGACCACACTGGTTACGGGCACGAACAATATCACCTGCCCCTTTACGCCCGTGCCGGGGGACATGGTGGCGGTGAGGTTGATTAATCCTGGCGGCGCGTTGATCATCTGGGACGCCATTTTTGCAAATGTGGGTCCGGATGATATGTCGCCGTTCCCGAATAAAACCAGTACCTACGTCTTTATCTGTTTCAGCGACGGGAAATTGTATTGTTGCGGTATGTTGCTGGGGCGATAAGAAAGGAGTTGGTGTGAGAATCTTATTCGCAACTCTGTTCGCGCTCGTGGGAGCCGGGCACCTTCACGGGCAAGGGACCGCGCTCGCGAATCCCACGCTGTGCCTGCCCAAGAACGATCTTTCCGCCGGGTGTGAATTGAGGCTCTATGCAACCACGACGAGCTACGCCACGTTAAAGGCTTTGCCCGGCCCGATTGTCGATCTCGACAAGACGCTGCAGCTTGAAGGCGGGCTGAAACTACCCGGCTTGGGCGCAACCGGGAACGGCGCGCCGGTCTGCCTCGACGCGACCGGAACCGTGCAATCCTCGACGTGCCCCCTTCCCTGGATCGACGTGCGGGTGCAGTTCGGCGCGGTGTGCGACGGACACACGGACGATACTGCGAAGGTCCAGGCCGGCGCGACGGCAACGGCTGCCAGCGGCTCGTCGCTTTACATTCCCGCTGCGTGCGCGGTGCGATCGATCACGCTGGCCAACAACATGCATTTCGTGGGAGCCAACCGCAACACTTCCAAGTTTGTTGAGGTGACGGGCGCGGCTGTGAGCGGGCGCGGCATGTTCGAAACTCCTACCCCCACTCCGGTTTCTAATATTTCCTTTGCGCATTTGGGCTTCGACGGCAACTTTGCGGGCAACCCCAGCCGTGATTTTGCGGGCTTAAAGCTGGCGAACGTTACGCACGTCGATTTGGACGACCTCGAGATGTATAACTTCGGCGCGGCAGAACTAGATGCGGGCGGATCTGGCGTGGTGGGATATGGCCCCTGGAACGACTTGTGGCTGCACAATTCCTATTTGCACGATTGCGTGATGAACGTCAGCCCCACGTATCACAATGTCGCCTGTGTTTATCCCGGTGCGGGCGGCAACCGCGTCAGAATCACGGACAGCACCATCGACGCCTCTTCGACCAGCGTGGGCACGATCAAATTAACGTCGCTCGCCACGCCGCCTGAGCCGCCATTCATCGACACCCAGGTTTCCCGTAATCATCTGATCACCAACGATGCCACGAACCAAGGCACCATGCTCGTGGAACTTTGGGGCAACCCGGCTGTCGGTTGCCTCATCAGCGACAACATCTTTAGCGGCACAAACTCAAGCGATGCAGGCCATTCGTCATGGGCGATCTCGTTCTCAGAGGCGGGTAACTGCACCGTCGTGGGGAACTATTTTCACTGGATCAACGGAATTAGCGTGGAACTGATCGGCAGCAACAACGTCGTTGTGGGCAACACCTTCGACGATGGGGGCACCATCAGCATCAACAACAACAACGTCGATTGCATGAACGGCATGAATAATAACACCGTCACCGGCAACAACTTTTTCAACCTACTGCACGGGCAAGCGGTGAGTGTTTACGTGCAAGGCTGCGGCGGGCAGAATAACGTCGCCATCACCGACAACACCATTGACGCTTCCCTCATGCCGTCGAGGACGGGGGTCAATCAAAACGGGCCGATCGGCGTGCAGACGAACGGAGGGTCGCCCACCGGAAATTACCTGCGGGGCTTGACGATCGCCAACAACCGAATTCGCGGCAGCGGGCCGATGAATGGCATGGCCGCGCTATACCTGCAAAACGACGGCGGCAATATTTTCGACGACGTGCGTTTTACCAACAACACTTTGAACGGCTGGCAGTATTCCATCGGGCGGCGCAACGGGTCGATCACCAACTGGCTTTCCTTCGGCAACAAATACACAAATGTGACAAGCATCATCACCAACCCCAGCGCGGATACACCCGAATTCGATCAGTTGAAAAACCTGGCGCAGATCGGCACCTTCGGGCCGCCCACGGACAACACCTATGACATCGGCCTCAACAATCCCGGCCCCTATGGTGGCCTGCGATACCGGAATCTGTATTTGACCGGGACTTTGGGAGTGAATGGAATTCTCGATATACGCGGCGGCAACATTTGCGTCACCAGCCCATCCTTGACGTTCAATCCGACTAATGCGCCGTGCAACCAGAGCCCGCTGAACTTCATCGTTGCCTCAGGGCAACCTGCGGGACCGATCAACTATCAGGTCTTGAACGGTGGCGCGGTCCACGGCTGGCAGTTACAGGGATCGAGCGGAGCCAAGGGCGGCATAGGCTGGGTGGGTTCCGGCTGGGGCGGTCCCGGGTACGGGTTCACGCCCACGATGGCGGACGTAATGTCCGTCCTGGGCCAAGGCAGGGGAACCACATTCGGATCGTATAACGATCCCATGCTCAACCTGAACCCCACGGGCCTGAGCACGCTGACCGCAAACAGCCAAGTGGAGGCGACGTGGACCACCAGCGGGTTTACGCACGTGGTTCCAGCCGTCACGGGCGTCCCAAGCTGCACGGGCATCACCAACAACACTGTCGTCTCCTATGATTCAGCAACCAAGCGTATGTACCTTTGCAACGGCGGGAATGCGACTTACTTCCAGGGTAATTAGGAGTGTGCTCTGCACGGGTATTTGGTTGCTGGCGCAGGAGCAGCCCAACCCCGCAGAGCCGTGGCTCAATCTCAGCCCGGTGGACGCACGCCGCTATGCCGCGATGCTGCAGGAGGAAACCAACCTGCGGCTGCGTTTCGACACCTTGCAGCAAGAGCGCGAGGCGATGCGCTTGAGAACCTGCCTCGACGCGGAGCCGCCGGTCAAAACCGCGCAGTGCGGCCAGTTCGCCGAAGACGGCAGTCCCAGGATCTCCAGACTTCCGGCTAAAGCCGAAACCATGAAAGGAAAACCATGAGCATACCCACCAACATTACCGTCACGGCACGCTGCACCCAAAAGAATCTGGGGCAGGGCTCTATCCCGCCCGGCGGAGGAACGGCGACGGAGGAGACAGTTAGCGCCCAAATGCAGATCGTTTCCGATGCGTCGAATTCCAACAGCATCACCGGCACGATCTACCTGACTTATCCGCTCGCCGACGATACGATCATGGTCGGCAACTACTACTCGCTGACCATCGTCGACGGAACCGCGCCCTCCAAAACGCACGCGGCCTGATGGATCCTCGCGGTGCAGCAGTTTGAGCCGCCAGTTGGGCTGCGATCGAGGCCTAAGTTTTTTTTAAAAGGAGTCTAAGCATGCTCTCTCGCATAGGTGTATTTTGCGTGTTCAGCATAGGGGCCGCGGCAGTACCGAACTCGGTCACGATCAAAGACACCAGCAATAGCGCGCAAAACAATCGTCCCTTCACCCTCTCGCGCGTGTTCGCACAAGGCGAGATCGCGCACTTCGCGCAGGCCGTCATCGGCGGGACAGCCGTCGCCACGCAGTGTGACATAAAGACTCGCTGGCCCGACGGCAGCGTCAAGCACGCCATGCTCTCGTTTCTCCTAAGCGTTGGATCGGGAGCCTCCGTCACGGTGAGCTTCGCCGATCAAGCTTCCGGCAACAACACGGGAGAACTCGACAAGGCGGCCTTGCTCGCTAAAAATTGGGGCGCGGAAATCGACGTCACCAACGGCTCGCTGCCGCTCCAAGCCAATGCCCGCACGATGCTGATGAACAGCACCACGCTCAATTACTGGCTGAAAGGCCCCATCGTCACGCAGGTAATCCTCGAAGACCGCACTTCGGCGCTTGCCTACGACATGGGTTGGGATACCCACAAACCGCTGCACCCGATCTTTGTCGTGACGATGTATCCCGGCTACACGGCCGGAACGAAGGTGGACTTCATCCTCGAAAACATGTGGACGACCAAGCTCGAGGACGTCACCTATTCAGTCACCCTGAAGACGGGAAATCCTCTCGGCTCGGCCGTCTACTCGAAGAACAATTTCAAACACGTCGCCAAAACGCGCTGGCGGAAAACGTACTGGAGCGGCACCGCGCCCAAAGCGGTCAATGTCGATTTCAATCTGCCGTACATGATCGCGACCAATATCGTTCCGAATTGGGACTTGTCCAAAAAGGTTCCCACCAACACGATGAACGCCGACGTGAACAGCTTCAACGCGAGCGACAAATGCGATTTAGGCGGCCACGGGATGTGGCAGCCATACATGCCCAACACCGGGGGCCGCGCCGATATCGGCGTATTCCCGGCCTGGTATGTCCGTTACCTCTACACCATGGATCGCAACATGTTGACGATGATGCTCGGGCAAGCCGAGTGTTCCGGTCACACGCCCAATCACTTCCGCGAATCGGAAACCACGCGGTTTTTCGATGCGGCGAAACAAGTGAACGCTTTCGGCTATCCCCTTTCCATCGATGCGCGGCCTACGATCTATTACGATCTGACCCGCAATGATCTCACCGCAGCCGCAGACCGCATCACACCCGTTGGCCCTACGACAAATGGCGGTTGGACAGAAGATCTGGCTCATCAGCCCGGATGGGTCTATCTGCCGTATCTGATTTCGGGCGATTGGTATTACCTCGAAGAGTTGTATTTCAACGCCTCGCGGGATCTCATCATTCCCGCGCCCGGCAAAGAAGATTACAACCGCGGCAACCAGTGGGGCTATCTTCCCTACGCGATTCAGACGCGCGGCCAGGGATGGGGCTTAAGGGATCTGGCGCACGCCGCGGTGATGGCTCCCGACAACACTCCCGAGAAGAAGTACTACTCCGAAAAAGTGGACAACAATATCGCGGTCGAAGAAGGCCAGCAAGATGTACGCAATGGAGCCTTTCCCCCTCCGGATCCGAATTGCCCAAACTACAACATGAACCAGACCACCGACAAATGGTGTTGGGGAAGAAAGACGATCGGCAGTCTCGGGCCGAATCCGCTGCATATTCCCAACCGCGCAAGCCAGGCCGGAAATCCTTGCGACAACCATTTCGTACCGGCCTCCGACCCGCAGTCTTGCACGATCGCGGACAACCTGTTCATGTGGAATTACAAGTTCAATGCGCTTGGACATATCGAAGAGTTGGGTTTCAACATTTCGGTGTTGAACAAGACTCTGTTCTTACCGCTGCTCCACATGTTGCAAGACCCGGCGTTTAATCCCTACCTGTCAGGGAGCTACATCATCGGGGTGCGGCGTACCAACACGGGGGCTTTTTACCAGAGCTGGGCGGACGAGCTGGCCGCGTATTCGACCACTTGGCCGAACTCCTGCGGCGTTGCGACTAATCTCCGCACCATCATGGTCTGGCCGGAAGCTTGCGGCAAGGGGGATCAGGATACGACCTCGCCCGGGTATCCGCACATCATGAAGGGCGGCGCGTCTTATTTAGCCGGTTTTCAGATCGACGATGGTGCGCTCAAAGGGCAAGCCGCGTGGGATTGGGCTGTCGCGCACGTAGGCTATCAGACCAACACCGGGACCAATCCGCAGTTTGACGTGATCCCGCGCACCGGCGGAGGTCCTCCGGGCGGCGGTGGTCCTACTCCGCCTCCGGGCGGTTGGTGTGATGTGAACCGGGACGGGCACGTGGACGGCTACGACGTGATCACCCAGGACGGCTGGGTTCGTAAGACCTCTTTGCCGCCGGCCGGCATCCCTGTCGAGCGCACCACGACCAGCACCTCCGGCGGCAGCGCCAACGATATCAAGATCGTCGTCGATGCATCCTTGCCCGGCGGTACTTGCACGGCAACGCAATAAGTTGAAGCACCGCAGCAAGATTCAGAAGCGTACGAGCGGCCAGACCGTGACCTTTGACGGTTACGAGTGGCTGTACGTGCCGTTTGGGATTGGGGCCGCGACCATCCGGCAGATTGAAGAACTCACCGCCAAAAAGGAAGGTGTGTTCGAGGTGATCCAGTGGCCGGAAGGCGAGCTTGTCTTTAGCGGCGGCAAGTGGCTCGATCGCGAGAAAGCCAAAAACACAGCCTAGATTTTTTGTACCGGTTTTGTACACGGAGTGGGTTCAGGCTACCGCTCCGTCACAACCCGCACTTCACATCCTGTACCGCTTTTGTACGGCGAATCTTTGTATTATGAACGATTTGCACTAGCTGAACAATTACAAGTTACGTTATTACCATAACATGCATTTGGCTAAAAGCGTAAAAACCATTGATGATGAAATAATCCTTGCTGCAAACAGTAGACTTATGCCATACTATGTACAGATTGTACAGAAAAAACTTTTCCTAAGCAGAAAGCAACCAAGACAATGCCTCTTAAACTTTACAAACGTAACCACTCCCCAGAATGCCTCGCTGTTCTTCAACCCCAACTCACCTCCGGCAAATTGAAGCCGGAAGACCTGGCCACCCATAAGGGTTGCTCCTGCGTTTGGTGGGTCTCCGGCACCAACGACTTTGGGGTAACCATACCCCGCCAATCTACCAAGGCTCGGACCTGGGGGGCTGCCTGCCAGGCACTCCAAAAATTCAATGTCCCGAATAAAGGAGCCTTCGATCACCGCGTTACGCTCGTCTCCGGCTTCGAGGTCTGGATGGAGCAGGAAGTCAACCAGCTCGCCGAATCAACTCGAGAGTTGTACAGTTACAGCGTCAAGCAACTGCTCGCTTTCCTGGACGCCCGCGGCGTGCGCCGCTTTGACGAAATCACCCCCGACCACATTTTTCAATTCATCTCCCAACTGCGCGCGGAAGGACTCAAGCGCGGCACCATCAACCTAAAGCGCGGCCACCTCAATATTTTTTTCAAGTACGCCTTCACCCGCGAGTGGATCGAGTCCAATCCCGTCGCCAAAGTCCGCAGTGAAAGAAAGAAACTGGACGAGGCCGAAGAGCCGACGCTCCCTCTCGACGAGGAAGGGGACGCCACCTGGCGGCGGGTCCAATCTGAGTTCTCCTACTTCCTCGAGGAAACAGCACCCTACCTGTCCGCCGGCTTTTCTCGTCTCCCCGCAGAAAACTTTCAGCGCCTCATCGAGCTGATGTACTACACCGGTCTCCGTGTCTCGGATGCGGTTATGTTCGACGTGCGCAAGATCGTCGATACCGCACATGGTGGCAGCTATACCACCCGGCAAATCAAACTTCGCCGCTCGTCCCCTCGAGCCGAGGTGACCGTATTCCTAGAACCCTGGCTCAAGCACGCTCTGCGCGCGCTCACGCCGCTCCACGAAGGCTATCTCTTCTTCGATGGCAGCAGCGAGAACCTGAAGCACTACATCCAGCGGCGCGTGCGCCGGCCACTCCGCCATTTCGGCCTCTTCTTGGGGTTGCCCCAAACGTTGCGGCCGCATCGCTTCCGCGATTCCTTCGCGGTGAACCGCATTAACGATGGCGTGTTGTTGCAGGATCTCGCAACCTTGCTCGGCCATACCTCGGTGATCACCACCGAGAAGCACTATATGCCTTGGGTTAAGTCGCGCCAGATCGCGCTCGAGAAACGTCTCTACGCCACCAAGAAGGTGGTCGAGATCCAGGCCATCGCGAGCTAACAAAAAGAGGCGGCGCCAAACCCTCCCCAGGGAAAATGCGCCGCCTCGCTATAGGAGTAACAACGTGACTCTTAAAATTTACCAGTGAATCATAGCCGAGCCGCATTCGAGACGCATGTGTTTTTTAACAGATTATGCTGCCGCCCGTCTCCGGTCCCCCACCACGACGTTGCGTAGCAGGGCCGAGAACTCCTTGATATAGGCAACCGAGGGGTCGACCAGTTCAAGATCCATCTGCCGGTCATTTTTGCGGTGGCCTTTGTGCACCCAATAATCGGCATAGAGCGAAGCAGCCGTAACCACCAGTGTGAGTTCGTCCGTGAAGTCGAAGGGAAACTCGCGATTCAAGTGGACAATAGTAACGGTTTTGCCTTCCTGCACCCACCCTATATTTTCCGGGTGCTCGTAGTCGAGCTTGACCTGAATATGGCCGCCATTGGGATCGGCGGTTACCGAGCCTACGTCCGCAGGGTCTACTTTTTTGGCCTTGCGGCGTCTACGTTCTGTTTCTACGTGGTCATCCGGATCAATTCGCGGTTCTCTATGTTCCGGCTTTTTTCTTTTTTCCTTAATCGCTTTGGTTACCGCCGCAGAAAGCCGCGAGGAGGCGTTGTCCTCCATATGCTTGAATTCGATATCGCGCCCCATCTGGTCGGCCTTAACCAGGAGATGCTCAACCCTCGGGAGCAGATATTCGTACAGTTCGTCGCGCTCCTCAAAGGACTGCTTGTTCCTGCTGAGAGTCCAATCTAACTCGCCATCCCGGAGTAATTCGAGATACGCATAAAAACGCGCCGAACTGTAATCGCCGAACGCCCGCGCGCAATCGTTTTTTTCTATCAGGCGATTCTTGTACGCGACGTCGTAGCCGCAACGGTCCGGTTCCGTGTTGTCAGCCTTCACGCCCGCCAGCAGCCGAAAACGCCGTCCCTCAAACTCCTCTTCTAGGGTGAATTCCTCTAGGAGAGCGGGATGGCCGCAAGCCTGAAGATCAATGCCGTTTACCAGAATCTTCAGACCGTGCCGCAACCCCGGTGAAAAATCGTATTCCAGGTCTGCCACCAACTTCTCCGGGAAGCGCACCCGTTTGCGGTCCAGTTCAGAAAAGGTCAGCCGCGTAAACGAGGCGGTGCCGATTCTTACCGGTAAATATTCCCCAAAACGAGAATCGGCAACAACTGGCCATGCTGCTTAATGGAACCCTTTAAGGCGTAAAAATCCGTGTCATCGTCCTCAAGCAGCGGGAAGAGCGCTGCAGCGGGATGGACTATATAATCACCAATACGCTCTTCCGTTATTGTCGGAACCGTCATAAACCGCCCCTGATACATGTTACGGTTCCACGTGGAACCTGCAAGTACTAACTCGCCATGTGCTCCCGCAGCCACGCATCGAAGACCGCATGCGGAATCAACATGACTTGCCGCAAGCGCTTCCCGGGCTTCGGCTCTCCCACCAGCACCGCGCGATCGCGGAACCAGCGCTCGACCGTGTAGCGGCTGACGCCGAGCAGGTCCGCCACCTCGCTCACCCGGTACATGCTGCGCAGGTCTTTTCCTGAGAGTGCCGCGAGCCGCTGCTCGCGCCGCTGGCGCGCTTGCGAAGGCGGGCGCCGCAGTGGAGCGCCCGTAGCGTGAAGCTCGCTCTGCACCCGCATGCGCTCGCGCAGCAAGCGATACATCTCTTCCTTTTGCTCAGCCGTATAGAGAGCCATTACGCTCGCAACTCCATCGATAAGCCGGCCGCCACAAAACCCAGCTCAATCACGTTCAGTAGGTCGGCAATCTTCTCCCCATTGTGATCGTCGTGCTCGAGCACCCAGCACAGGGTCTGCGCCACGATAATGGCCTGCCCCATCAGCATCTCGTTCGGGAAAATGCGCGTCCTTAAATCCGCATCCGCCAGGGCCTGCATCAGTATGTCGTGCGAACGCTGCACCTCGAGCTTTGAACGCATAGGCGGGATCTGCGCCTCGAGGGTCTCCCGCAGTTCGCCTTCCTTGGAGAGCGTCCGCTCCATAACCACGCGGCATTGCTCGCACACAAGCGAATGATCGAAGGTATCCACCGCGCGGCGCAGCTTGCAGACCTCGCACAGGTACTCGCGATCTTTCAAGGCTTCGAGCATGGTTCCCCTCCATTCATGAATTCATTCACTTTGCGAATCACGCAGGCCTGCCCGCACAGGTGATATAAGGCCTGCGCTCCGACCGCTTTTGCGGTGGCGCTCAAGGACACCAGGCGCAGTTCCCGACCAAAGCCCGCGCCGTTGCCGGGATCGAGAATCGCCGCCCACCAGTGGTTCACCCCGTCCACCTGCTCCTCGCCGCACACGTCGCAGTTGTACACCGAGCGCTGCATCAGGCCGCTTTCTTCCCTACGCTGATCACCTTCGCCGTGCGCATCAGCTTACGCCGCGGAATCCACCACCGCACCTGATAGGCACTCCCGCGGTGATAATCCACGTGCACCTCCTCGACGCCTTCCCGAAACAGGCGCCACACAAACTTGATCAACGTCATCGTTCACTCGCTCCCAGGTATGTCGGACGCTTATAACGTGCATGTTATTCAAAGGCGCCGGGAGACCCGCTGTTGTACCGGCAGCGAGACCTCCCGGACGCTTCCTTCGCCGCCGGCGTCGGAGGGTACCCGCCCGGCAGAAAAAGCCCGTCGTACAGAAAAGAAGTTTAACCTTAACTTTTCTCCGGCGCAAGCACTTTGATGTGCGAGTTTGCAGATCACTGAACACATGCAATCTATATACTGAATTGGGAGCACTTGAATCTGTTACCTGTAGGCAGCTTGTCTTACGGCCGGCGGCGCGAGGGGGTTCCTAGGCGCCGCCGTCTTTTTGGCTTACAGTCAACCATATGATCGATCGCCCCCTGGTTACGCCCTTCACCACGCCTCCCGGAGGTGGACTCAGCACCGCCCTAGGCCTCCCCGTCACCCCGCTTTCGATCGATCCTGAAGCCTACTCGCTCACTAATTCCGACGGCTCGGTCGACGTGTACCTTGAGGGCGACAAAGAGGAACAGGACCAACTCGCAAGCGCGCCCTTCCACGCAAACCTCGCCGAGCTGCTCGAAGATCGCGAGCTGCAGGAAATCTCGAACGACATCCAGTTCGCGCTCCAGGAAGATAGAACCTCGCGCCGCGACTGGGAGGACGCGCTCACCAAAGGCATGGACCTGCTCGGCATCAAGGACGAGCAACGCCAGCAACCCTGGCCCGGCGCCTGCGGCGTCGTGCATCCCATGATCCTCGAGGCGGCCGTCCGTTTTCAGTCCAAATCCATCACACGCCTGTTTCCGCCCGACGGACCGGCTTCCGCAAAAGTGCTCGGCGAGTCGAACCAGGCCAGAATCCAGCAGGCCAAGCGCGTGGCGTCGGATCTCAACTACTGGCTCACCGATAAGATGCTCGAGTACCGCGACGAGACCGAGCAGCTTCTGTTCGCCATCCCCATCGATGGAAGTGCCTTCAAGAAGATCTACTACGACCCGCTGCTCAAGCGCCCCGTCGCCCAGTTCGTGCCGGCCAACGACTTCTATATGCCGTTCGGTTTCCCAAATCTAGAGACGTGCCCCAGGTACACGCACGTCATGCGGAAAGCCTACGGCGAGATCGAACAACTCCAGCAGATCGGCTTCTATCGCCAGGTGCCGCTCTCGCGCAATCCACCCGAGCAGGACCGGCTCGAGGAAAAGATCTCGCGACTCTCCGGCTGGTCGCCTTCCTACGGCCGCAACGAACTGCTGACGCTGTGGGAGACCTCGACCAACCTTTCGTTTGAAGGCGACACACGCCCCTACGTCATCACCATGGAGGCGGACTCCAACCGCATCCTCTCCATCTACCGCAACTGGCGCGAAGACGACCCGGACCGCTCGAAGATTCTCAGTTGGGTGCACTATCGCTATGTCCCGTGGAAGGGCCCGTACGGGCTGGGGTTGATCCACCTCATTGGCGGCATCGGTCACTCGACCACCTCGATCCTGAGGCAGTTGGTCGACGCCGGCACGCTCTCCAATCTCCCCGGAGGCCTCAAATCCCGCCAACTCCGCATCAAGGGCGATAACGATCCCATCCATCCGGGCGAGTGGCGCGACGTCGACGTGCCCGCCGGCAAGATCGCCGAGTCGATCTTTCCCATGCCCTACAAAGAACCCTCCGCGGTGCTCTTCCAGCTCCTGCAAATGCTGGTTGAAGAGGGCAAGAGCTTCGCCTCGATCGCCGAACTCGATATCACCACCAGCGCCCAGAACGCGCCCGTCGGTACCATCCTCGCGCTGATCGAGCGCGCCACCGAAGTCATCACCGCAGTGCAGTCGCGCATGCACATTGCGCTCGGTCGCGAACTCGCCCTCATCGCGGAAATCATCCGCGACAATACTCCACCGGAGTATGAGTACGATCCCGCCGGCGGCTACCCCCGCTCCATCAAGGGCACCGACTACCACGAGTCGATCTCCGTCCAACCCGTGAGCGACCCGGCCGCCTCCACCATGGCCCAGCGCGTCATGGAATACCAGGCCGCGCTACAGTTAAGCGCACAGGCGCCGCAACTCTACGACCTGCCGCTGCTGCACCGCAGCATGCTCGAGGTCTTAGGCATCGACAACGCCGACCAGGTCGTCCCCGATAAGACCGCGGCCGAGCCCATGGACCCCGTGGGCGAGAACATGGCCCTCGTCACCTCGAAGCCGGTGAAGGCGTTCGTGTGGCAGAATCACCAGGCCCATATCGACACGCACATGGCGTTCATGAACGACCCGGGCGTGAAACAGGCTCTCAGTCAGAACCCGCTCGGCCAGTCCATCGTGCAAGCCATCTGGGCCCACCTAAACGAGCACCTCGCCTTTCAATACCGCCACCAGATCGAACAGCAGATGGGCGTGCCGCTGCCACCGGTCGGCTCGCAGTTGCCGGCCGAAGTCGAGGGGCAACTCTCTTCTCTCGTCTCCTCCGCGGCCGAAAAGCTTCTCAAACAGAGTCAAGCCGAGGAGCAGCAAAAGCAGCAACAACAGCAGCAAGAGGATCCCATCCTCGCGCAGCAAAAAGCCGAGCTACAACTGCGCGCGCAAGAAATCCAGCAGCGCGGCCAGAACGACCAGGTCAAACTGCAACTCGAGGGCGCCCGCATCCAGCAGAAGGCTCAGTCCGATGCCGCCAAAAACGCGAGCGAAGAGCGCCGCACCGCGATGCAGGTCCAGGCCGAAACCGAACGCCACCACTCGAGCGAGATCGCAGAGAGTCACCGCGCCCACATGGGCGAGCACGCCGAAACCACCCGGCATTTAATGTCGACAAGAGTAGATCGGGAAAAGAACGCAGCGGAGGCCAATCAGGCGGCAAATGAAGCAGCTCTCGAAGCGGCGACTCCGCCGGAAGGGCCTCCCGCAGAGCCGCCACCGCTACCGTAGTCGCCTACGGCGAGCCGTAAATTCCGAGCGGATCCGACCAACCAAACGAATAGCGTTCGCGCGCTTTGTACCGCAGATTGCCCGTATCAAAATCGGGGTCGTCTTTGGTCGACAACGGTACGCGCGTGAAATGCTTCAACCCATTGGGCACGTCGGTAACGATGTACCACGACTTCGGATCGACTAACCAGTGGTTTACTGCCCAGCCTTCCGGAATCGTCCCATTGGTGTAGATCGCATTCACGTCGTTGTCCGCGGTACCCGGCCGGTACTGCGAACGCAACACGCGCGTGGCGGTAAAGATCCCCGCCGCGGGTATGATCAACTTGCGCGGCTTGGCGGCAATCAGCAGGCCGCGGTCGTCGAGCCACAGCGAGATCGTCGTCGCCGCGGCCTCAAGCGAGGTTTCATTTAAGTCCGCGGGGGTCGCCGGCGTGTTCGCGTTAAACGTACCACCCAGTACGAGCGGGTGCTGCGTGCTGCACAACGGCACCCCGTCGCCACCATTAAATGGCCCGGTGGCGTTGAAGGCGTTGTTTAGCACCGCGGCGCCCTTGACTTGCTTGGTGTGCGCCATCGAGCGTGCGAGGGCTTTGGTGTAACGCTTGGACAACGAGTCGTACAGGTTGTCTTCAAAGGCCTCTTCCGTGATGGAAAAGCCAATCGAGATGGTCTCGTGCGTATACCGGCTGGTATACGTCTCCTGCGCCTCGTCGTAGTGCGTCGCCTGGCCTTCGTTTTTGACCGGTGCCGGACCGAAGCCCGTCACTTTGGTCTCTTCCTCAAAACTGCGCTCGGAGTTCTCGATCGTGTAGATCTCCTTGTGCTCTTCCGGATAGCGGTTGTACTCGAGCCCGAACAAAGCATTCAAGCCCGGCACCAACTCCTTCATCAATTGCGCTCTGGAGATAGCCATGGTTATTGACCCCCGCTATTGGTATACCGGTGCACGCCGAAGTTCCACACCACCAGGACGTCCGTGAAAGGATCGCCCGGCATGGAACCCGCTCCCGGGGAAGGTGCCGCATTCACGACCAGGTCGTAGATGCGCACCGCCAGAGTGGCGCCCACTGCAATCGAAGCCGCTTGCAGGCTGACTCCCGAATCCCCCGTAGCGGGGACTCCGGCATTGATGTTTAAAGCCGCGTTCAACCCAATCTGATTGAGGTTGACCGGACCGTCTGCCTGGATCTGCATCACCAACCCGGGGTAATCCATGATCTTCAGCTTGACGTTGGTGGCCCCGCCTGAAATTCCGTTGGCGGGAAAATACTGCGCGTTGACAAAACCACGGATAGGGTCCTGCCACTCGGCACCATAAAAGATGCCGATGGGCGAGTTCGCGCTAAGGGTCGTCGTCGGGCTCGCAACCAGCGGGGTAGGCTGGCCGGCAACGAGCCCGACGGGATCCCCGAAAAAAAAGCCCTTGGTCTGGTTCGCCGTCAGTGGATAGGAGTGCGACCCGCTTGAATACGGAGTATCCCCTAAATACTTCACGGCGCGCAGACCATAAGGCCCGGCTACCTGGCTCATAAATTGTGCTCCTGCCGCTTGTAGGTTTAAGCGGCTTTTGAAAGATTAGGTTTCAGAAGGCGGCCCGGGACGCATGCTGCGCTCGCCGGAACCGAAACCGCGAGTCACTTTGGAGGTGTGATCACGGAACATGGTGCGCAGACGCGGATCCTCTTCGGCTTCGAACTGATCGTTCACCGATTTGATTTGAGCCTGGGTCATGCGGGAGAAATATTCCGTTCGGGCCTTCATCTTGCTCGCGAGCGCGCTGCAGAGCAGCAGGCCTCCAATTTCGATCGAGTCCGGATAGCGCGACCCGGGGTCGGACAGGATCTTCAGTTCGGGATACTCCGCGCCGGTAACCGGCGTCCACCCCTCTCTGAATGCATTGGAGACGTTAACCGGATCCGCCTGCCCCATCGCACTCGTCCGGATATAGCGATGGACGAGAGAGGGGCGACTATGCGGGTCCGGCAAAGAGCTCGGAGGGATCCAACTTTGCTCGCGCGACTCCGCTTCTCGACTCTCTTGTTCGCGAGAAGCGCGGTCTTTTGGCGGAGTATTCATCATTGGATTCTCTCCTTCGCTGCTGCTTCATCTTTGACTAGTTGCGCGGCGTACTGCTCGGGCGTTAACCCGAACGACGTCGCAATGCGTACCTGAGACTCGGTGAGAACCACATGCCGCGGTCCGCGGCGTTCGGCCGGCGCGCCATTGGTGCGCTGGGCGCCGGTTACGGTGACCGGGCGGCCGCCGGCCGGTTTAGGATCGGTGCCGTTCGTAAAGCGCTCCGGGAACTTCTCCCGCAAGCGCTTGTCGATCTCGCCGAAATACCTGGCCGGATCCGTCACCGAGGTGATGCCCTGCTTTTCAAGCGAGGCATGTATCCCCATCGAGTAGCCGGTCAGATCCTCTTCGCCGGCGCGATTGAACCACGGGTTCTTCTTGAGCCAGGCCGCCGTAGGCGCATCCGGCTGCTGCACGGGTTGAAGATTCTGAGGTTGCGCGGCCGCAGGAGGGGGCGGATCCGTGTCCTTCGCCGGCGCCGCGGGCGAGAGCAAACGCAGGCGATCGGCTTCCGCTACGTACTTCGCCACTTCCTCGTTCGCCGCTACAATCTCGTCCGTATTCTGGTTGGCGTAGGCTATCTTGGCGCGCTGGCGAGCCTGCTGTAACTGCGCCTCGGTGCGCTGCAAGGCCTGCGAGATCAAAGCCGTCTCGCTCTTGTTTACGTTGGCCTTGAGTTGCTGGTTCTCACGGTAGAGTTGCTCGGCGAGCGTCGTCGCAGTGGCCACGTCTTTTTGCGACTGCACCACGCGCCGGCGCCACTCCGTGTTCGCCACATGTAGAGACTTGATGCGCTTCTGCGCGTCTTTGGCGTAGCGCGCGACCTCGTCGTCCGCAGGCAACGTGTCGAGCTTCTCAACCTCTTCATCGCTCAGCGTCGGCTTGCCGATGCGCTCCGCGTCAGAGGCAACCTCGACCGTGACTTCCGGCTCCGCGGGAGTCTCGACTACGATCTTCTCGTCGCTCTCGTCTGCCATCAGGCCCTTTCAATCACTTTCGTTCCGTCGGGTGACATTACAGCCTGTACGGTATCGTCGTTGATCAGTGCGTACAGACGTTCCTCAAACATGACGCGAGTGCCGGAGTAGGAGCGAAACACCACCGCATCGCCCTCTTGACACCATGGACCGGTCGGAAACTTCTTTACATCCTGATAGGCATCTGGCCCCACAGCAAGAACCTTGCCCCAGACCTGCCCCACCAACTCGCGCTCACGCACTTCCTCCGGCATCTGAAGACGCGACTCTATATATCGCTCAAGCGTCTCCTGTGGCGGCCTGATCCGCACCAAAATACGATACCCTGCAGGTTTTAATAACTCGGCAAACTTCGAGTCTATCTGGGCCTCTTGCTCTTCAGAAGTTGTCTCAACGAGAGCCGTGTTTTGCATGCCTACTATTCCAGGTCCTTATCCCCATCCACGTTGAAACGTTCTTCCACTTCGCTTAATTCCTTAATGGATTCACGTATACCACGAATTTTGCCGGAGAGGAAAAGGAAGAACCCAAGATCTCGACCCTCGCCATCCTCCAGCGCTTCCCGATAGCTTTCAAGTTTCTCCTCAAGTACCTTCTTGTAAGCATAGACCCAGCCACGGGCGCCCGTCAGTTCTTTCACGGAATGCGCAGCACCAAAGCCCCACCTTTGCCCTTGGCCATCGGCTTGGCCTGCTTATCCGACCCGTAGGTCGACTGGCGAATTTGCTTGCGTAGCGCGTCTAAACGCCGGGCACCCGCATCGGTCGAGCCGTCGCCGAGGGCCGCCACGGTGGGGGCATCGATCACATACTCGCCGTCCGATAACAGCACTGGGCGCCCGGAAGGCGTCGTACCTTCAATCTCGTCCGACTGTCCGGTACCTGGGCCGCGCAGCAGGCCTCCGCCTTCCGAGAAGCCGGCCTCCTCGGCCTGCGGCGAGGTCTGAATCTCTTCCTCCTCGTCGTCCGGCTCCTCTTCGTCCTCTTCGTCATCCTGCTGGCTGGTCTGGTGTTTTTCCTCGAGCAACTGCTGCAAGTCGCCGAGTGCGCGCGGACCGAAGGTGTCGACGAAGGCTTTTAGGTCCGCGGTCGGGTCCGGACTCTGCCCCTCGAGCGCAGCCATCGCATTCAATACGACTTTGCGCTCCTGCTGCTCCTGCGGCGAAAGCTGATCCTCCGGCGCCTCCACCTCCTGCATGTCCGGAGCTTCTTGCTCCTCTTCTGGAGCGGCGCCGCCCTCTTGATATGCAAAGGTCGGCGTGCTCGGCAGCGAGCGCAGGGCCGGGTTATTAAACGCCGGCTGCGAGAGCGCCGACAGCACCTGGCGGTAATAAGCGTCCGCGGGATCAATGGTCGAGTGCGAGGCCGCATACATCCGCCCCACTGGATTTGAGACGGCGCCGCCAGCATCAAAATGCGGCGTCTCGGCCGTCATCAGCCGGCGCAGATGCGGCATGGTGTGATGCAGCGAGCCTAAGCCCGCCTGCCGCGGCGACCGCAACGAGCGCAGGCCAGGGTCGTGAAACTCCCGCTGCGCGTAATCCGGAGCGAGCTTGCGCTCCATCGATCGAATCGGGTTGGTATAACCGCTGATCATGATTGTGGGTCCTCCGGCCTAACGATGCTAATGATGTAATTTCCAGGCGTCCCGGGTTTTGGCGGCGTCACCGGGAGAACATACAACATGCCTGTCGGAAGCGTCGATGTATCCACCAAAGCGCCCGGGGTCTTCCCGCTCGGGTCAACGATCACCTGGTCCACTAGAATGAAGCGCGCCGCTATCACCTCGGCCGGCGCCGTCGCCTGCACCATGTAGTCATTCACCGCATCCGCTAACTGCGCGATGTAGGTCTGGTCGTAGGTCGGCGGAGGGTCCGGCAGTTTCTGGCGAATCTGCCGGCCGCGTTGATGCTTGGAAATCGGCATTATCGTCTCCCATCCGGCTGCCAGTCCGCCCTCAAGGTGCCTAAACGCCACCCCGTGCCCGCGCTCGTTGACTCCACCCGAAACGAAATCTGGCGCTCCCGCACGCGAATATACTGCTGCCCGGTATAGGGAGTCACCTGCAGTTGGGTGAGCGCCACGCGGGGTTTCAAGGGCGCAGGCCGCCCGTAAATCGTAATCCCCAACTCCTGCTGCTGGCCGTTGCCGCGGAAATGCACGTCCGGGAGAAAACGCGAGAGAAACATATAGTGCTCGCCCCCGCCCGCATCGATATCCGCGGAGTCGATGTAGCACGTCATCGGCTGGCCGTTGGCATCCTGTCCGTATTCGTGATAATAGAGCAGCTTCGCGGCCCGGTCCGTCGCCACCGGATAGGCGTTGCGGCCCATGTCGAGCCATGCCGTGCGCTCCAGTTGGCCCATGCTCCAGAGTTGCTCCGCGTAATTGTAGACCACATAGCGGTCATTTTCCGAAGCCGCCGCCGAAGGGTAAAACCAGAACACTTCGCTGAAGGCGTGGTTGTGGCCGGCGTAGACTTTATAGCCTTGCAGGTAGTTCAGATTGTTAAACACATAATCTTTGACCGTGCAGGGCAACTCCTGCACCTGCCCGGTATAGCTGTAAAACAAACCCCGGTCCATCCACAACACCGCGCCGCCAATGTTGATCGCCGCGTTGGGGCCGATCGTCGAGAGGCCTTCGGCAATCTCCTGAAAGCCGAACACGTACGGCAGCCCGATGAAAGACATGGACCACAATCCCAGGTCTGTCCAGATCAGGATATTGGTGGACGTGCGCATCCCCGCAATAATGTAAGAGCCCGAACCCAACCTCTGGCCGCCCGCCGAGTTGGTCCGCAGCGGCGTCCAGGTGTAGGCATCCTCGGCATCCGACCAGCGCACCAGCAGCGGGTCCGGAGTGTTCGACCCCACGTCCTCGCACCCCATCGCAATCAGATGCCGATCGTTGGGCGAGACCAGAATTTGATTGGCGTGCGCCGGCACATCCGCGGGCGTGAACTGGACCCCGCCCACATTCACGGCCTGGTTTAACGGCAGCGCGCGCGAGCTCAAGCCAGCGGCGTGATGCCAGTAATAGATTTCGCCCCCGCGAATGTTGGCGACCAGATCCTCGCCGAAGTTGTCGAGATCCCAAATACGCAATTGGTTGACTGTGGGGTCCGCCGGATAAAGCTGCGTGAGATCGAACGGCTCGCCCCATCCGGTCGAGATCCCCGCGCCCGGCGCCGTGCCGCCCCAGGGCGGAATGCCCCACCCCATGCCCACCGCGGCGTCGTCGGCGCCAGGCGGAATCAGAAAAGTGATCGTAACCGCGGAGCCGCCCCCGTTCTGATTGCCCGTAACAGCAGGCGAGGGCATCGTCACCTGGATGGTGTTGGCATCCACGACCGCAGTGACCTGATACTCCTGGTTCAACACGGCCGGCGTGTAATTGTCCGCAGCCGTCGTCGCCCCGCTAAAAACCACATACTGACCCACGCTCGCCCCGTGCGCCGGCGCATTCACCGTCATCAGGGTCGAGCCGTGGGCGCCGCTTGTGAACGGATTGGCCTGCGTCAGCGTGGTGCGCGCCGGCGTAATGTCGTAATACTGCTCGCTCCAGAGAATGTAGAGGTGGCTCGACGTGCCTAAGGCGATGTAGCGGTTCGACTCGAGATCCGACCATTGATGAATATGCCGGCACACCCCTTCAAAAGGCGTGTTGACCACTGCCAGCCAGCCGCCGATCTTTTCCGGGTAGCCTTGCCGGAACCGAACTTTATCCGCCTCGAACCATCCGCCGGAATTGGAATAATTCGTCACCTCGCGGATGATGCCGGGCGTAAAGGTCAGTTTCGTAAGCATACCTGTGATATAAAAACGAGTACAGGTTACCTAGCAACAGGCAACCTGCACTCTAAGCACAGCAATCTTGCCAAAGGAGATCGCCATGCCTCATCGTGATCCTATCGCACGCCGAGAATACCAACGCCAGTATTACCTGAAGCACCGCGAGTGGGTTAGCAAACGAAACTCTCAATTCCGCCGCAAAAACCGCAAAAGGATAACAGAAGAAAATCGCCGCTACCGTCTCGCCCATCCTGAACAACATAAAAGCTATAGCCGCAAGTGGAGAGAAGCAAATTACGAACGATTCCGCATGATGTGTAGAGTTGGACAGGCAAACAGGCGCGCCCAAAAATGGGATGCAAAAGGAATCCTTCTCGTTGTTCATATCGCGGAGCGACTCAAGAAGCAGGGTTGCAAATGCGCTATCTGTGGGGTCCCCTTTCCCCCAGAAGGAACGCCAGAGCGTTTTCATCTCGATCATATAGTGCCCTTCTCCAAAGGCGGTTCAAACTATCCAAGAAACCTTCAACTTCTTTGCCCATCGTGCAATCACAGAAAGGCCAACCTACTTAGGTTCAGACCCGTTTCGCTCCAAAGCGGTTAGCAGCGGCTCAAGCCACAGCCGGTCGGACGCGACCATGTAGCCGGCTTGCCACTGGTTGATCATCGCCGTGAGCTTTTGCATCTCGTCCCCGCTAAACTCGTACTCCTTCAGGGGAAGCGTCTTGGTCGCATCCCAACCCACTTGCTGCATCCCGTTGATCTGCCCGATCTGATAGCCGATGGCCTCACGCTCCTCGCCGTCTAACTCGATGCGATCCTGAATTCGCCACCACAGGCGCATATCATCGACCGTGGCGCGCTGCGCCCCGATCAGCGCGTGCAGATTAAGGCGCTGCGTGTGAGTCAGAGTCAGAGTCATGACTAAAAAGAAATCTCCCTTCTATTGTTTAACGTGCAGTCCACCCGTCGAGTCCTGATAAAAAGCGCCGGCTGTTAATCCGCCCGTTCCGGCAGCAGAGTCGGAGGCATAAACAGGAAGCCCGACAACCTGAAGCTTGGAAGTGGGAGAAGCAGTTCCGATTCCGACGTTGCCCGCGTTGGTGATCCGCATACGCTCATAGGAACTCATTGGAGAAATCGTGGCCCCAGCAGTTCCTGAAGGAACAGTAGTGAACGAAATGTTGCCGCCAGAGTGACCGATTGCCGTAGCACAACCGGTATTACGATAAAGCCAATTTCCACTGTTGAAATATAAATTCTCCGTCCAGTATTCATTGTTGAGAGCGTACGCAAGAAATTCCATCGCTCCAAAGCGAACAATCGTATTGTTGTTGTTATACCCCGGCAAATCCAAAAGAACCTGCGGACTCGTCGTTCCGATGCCCACGTTGCCGTTAGCCGCAATCCTCATCACCTCGGCAGCGTTTTGAATGAACAAAATCGGCGCAGCGTTTTGGTTGTGACCGATTTCCAGATATGCCGGGTTCGTCGTCGAGGTCTTGCTTGTAATCAACTGTGTGCCGTTGTCAGAGCCATAGGTCCATAGCGAGAGCGTGACTCCATTCACGTTCACCGCTTGCCAGCCGCTCAACGCGCCACCGTTCAAAGAAACGATCTGCGCGACCTGGTGCGTGTCTGGCCCACCACCCTGAATCAGAAAGTGCGGGACGGTCGCGCCGGAACCGGGATTGATGACCACCTGCCCGTTGTTCAAAATCTGCATGCGGTTCGTGGGCGTGGCGATAGTTCCAGCGGCGCCGGATGGTGCCGTCATAAAATTTATCAGCCCTTGATAGAACTGCAGGCCCGCGACGTATCCAGCGTTGCGGTAAGTCCAATTACCGCCGTAGTACAGGTTGTCGGCTATCCAGCAATTGTTCAGCGCATAGCCCTCTAACTCCAGCGAGCCGACGCGGATCTGTGAACCAGTGTTGTACGGCATGTCCAACAACACCTGCGGGTTCGTGGTCCCGATACCGACGTAGCCGGCCCTCAGATAGATCGCAGGGAAATCGCCTTGATTGTGCCGCGTTCCTAACACCATCCCGGTGGGCAATGAAGCGCCAGTGGCGAAATTCATCGACCCGATATATGCGCCATAGTCATGATTTTGGTCCAATCCAAGTTGCACCCGCCCCGTTGGAACCGTATCAGATGCTGTCGAATTTGCTCCCGCAATAAATACTTGCGTGCGTGCAACCGGAGTGTTTATTAAGGTTCCCGATCCAATTGCCAACAAGGTTTGCGGGTTGGTTGTTCCGATTCCGACGTTGCCGCCGTTGGTGATATGCATGCGTTCCGTCAGCGTTGCATTGCCACTTCCTGACGGCGCGGTGTAAAAAATAATCTGGCCCGCCACTTGTCCGATGCTCGACCCATACCCTGACGATTGCCCGTTGTTGCGATAGACCCATGTGCTGCCGTTGAAATAGAGATTGTCCGACCAATTGGAGTTATTGAACGTGTAACTCATGAATTCCATCGAGCCGAAGCGTGCGATTGAGTTACTGCCATTGGTATTCGGCAAATCCAAAAGAACCTGCGGACTCGTTGTTCCAATGCCCAACTTGGTGCCGCCAGAATTAAGGCTGTTCAGGTTCGTGATGTTGTGGCTCGCAGCATTTATATCCTGGGTCCACGGAGTCTGTGTCGCCGCAATAATGGCTGCCGGCGGCACGCCTGTCAACTTCGCGGCGTTCAGCGTGGTGATCCAGGCCGGATCCGAGTAAGCCCCCGTCAAAGCTGGGTAGTACGCAGCGTAATCACTCGCCTGCGCGACCACCGCGCCAGAACGCGCGAAGACGCTTGTCACGCCCCCCGGTGCGAGGGGGGTTCCATTGACAGAAAATGCGCCAGTGCAGTTTATGTTCCCCACCACATTCAGCGGAAAGGCCGGGTCCGCCGCACCGATCCCGACATTATTCAAGAAGGTCTTTGTCCCCGCGAAAGACTGCGCTCCTGCCGTCACCACACCACGGGATACAGAGCCAGCGTCCGGAATGTTCAACGTCAGACCCAACCCCAACATCGCGGGGCTGCCCGCAACTGAGATATCCGCGGCCACCTGCGCGGTCACCGTCAGCGCAATCGTATTCGGGGAAATATTCAGCGCGCTGACATGCATCGGCACCCACTGCGCACCGTTCCAACCCAAGAACTGGCCCGGCTGCGCACCGCCCGAGCTCAACTGCAGTGAGTTAATGAACATCCCCGGCGCCGGAGGAAACGCCGCGCGGATCTGCGGCAGCGTGGCCGTCACAACATTGGGGACAATCCAGTACTCCTCGTAGACCGCCCCCTCCTCGAGTTCAAATGTCGCCGTGTAGTAAGTGCCCGCCGGATAAGCGCTCGTATTGGGATACAGCGTGATCTGGATTTGGCCGTCGACAATGGGGTAGATCTGCTGCCCCTGCGCTACCGCAGTGCCGTTGGACTGAAACATCGGCCAGTTAAGCACCACTTGGCCGTTGGCTTTTTTGCCATCCGCATAGTAGAGCGTGTCCTGGACCGTCGTCATCGATTTAGAACCAACTGATCAGAATCCCGCCCTTGAACGTCATCCCGCCCGTAACGCCACTCGAAGGCTTCACATAGTTGAGCGTCGTCGTAATCCCAGGCTGCCCGGTGATGGAATACAATCCGGAGACGTCGACCGTATTCGCCGACAAAGCGCTGATCGACAGGCTTCCCGCCGAAAAAGATCCCGAGACCGTAGCATTGCCGGAAACCGAGAGGCTCGAAGCCGAGACGCTGGTTGCCGCTACGGGCCCATTAAAGGCACCGGCGGCATCGATCCAGGAAAGGCCCGTGCTGCCAGAATTTTGCCAAACCTGGAGCGCCGCCGTCTGCCCCGAAGCGCCCCGCACCCCCACCACCGCCTGGGCGGCGTTATCCCCAATGACCACCAGCCGCCCTGCCTGATCTCCACCCGGCGGCCCAATCGTCACATTGCCGTTGGCGCGAGTGCAGAAGATCACCGAGCGAGTTGCGTTGGCCGGATCGTTATACGCCAGCAGTTGAAAGTTGCTGCCAGTGTTGCTGCCCCCCTCCGCCAGCATGGGACTGAACAGATTCCAACGCGCCACGCCGTTCGAAGCCCAGACTACCTCGCGCTGTTGTTTCGTCGAATCATTGGTATCGAGCCACACCTCCGGCGCGCGCGAATACCCCAGATGAAGCGAGTGCCCCGGCAGCACCCCCACCCCAATCCCCACCGTCGGGTTGATCAGGATGGTACTGTCCTGCGCCAGCGCGTTCGAGGCGCTCGCATAGTAGATCGCATACGGCGTCGACCCGCTGATAGGGCTACCTACTGCAAGCCCCGCCAGAGTCGTCCAGGCTAAGGCCGGGCCGGAAGCCACGCCGAGAACCTGCCCGGGAGTTCCAATCGCCAGCGGAGCCAAAATACCGGAGGCCCCCACACGGTAATACAGATCCCAGGCATGCGGCGTGTAGCCCGAAGGGTTGACGATCAGATTCGCCACGGTCGTGGTGGGCCCGTTTAAATTGACCGCACCGCTGAAGGTAACGGACTGCGCAAAGGTCTGTGCCGCACCGAACGCGAGCGCTCCGTTAATCGTTACATTGCCGGTGAAGAGCGCATTGTTGAACTGAGGGCTGTCCAGCGCCGCACCAACATTTGCGCCATTGCCCGCGCCGTCGGAATAGATGACAGCCGAGTAGCCCGGCTGCAGCACGAACTGGGTTCCGGAGCCTTGCTGGAAGTTCAGAGCAAAACCGCCCGTGGTCTTGTTCTGCATGATGTAAATCTTCTTGGTGGTGTTGGGAACGATCTGCACCGTGCCGGCCTGCGTCTGCGCACCAGTCCAGACCACTAACTTATTCACTCCCGCCGAGGGGGCGCCGCCATTGTTGGTCACCAACTGATAAACGGAGGCGGAAATGGTCGCCTGCAGGCTGCCGCCGATCGCCGTGTCGATCGTGTCGTAACTGGTGTTTGCTGTAGCTCCCCATGAGCCCGCTTGCTCGCCGGTCGCCGGCTTCTCGATCCCGAGGTTGGTGGTGAATGTGGAGGGCATCAGGGTTTCTCTGGAATCCAGTTTTCAAGCTGCGCCTTCGGCAGAGACCTCCACTTCGTTGGGGGACGCGGAAGGTGCCGCCACGCCTGCGGCCGCAGCCGGCTTTGATCGGACCACAGACCCTGAACCTGGGCCTGTCCGACCGAGAGCGTCAAGAGCGGCAGGTAGACATTCACCGTCACGCTATAAGGCGGATTGAGAGCGGGCATCATAAGAGCCTCACCAATGCCGTAGCCACCCCCGGGGGTGGAAATTTTACGATGAAGTTGCCCTGGTTCGAATACTGATCCGAACCAAAATCAAGAACCGCGATCGCGGCCTGCTGATAGCTGTTGTTGTAGATCAAGGCCGCCCGCGCCTGAATCGTCGCGCCCGGCCAGATGGCGTCATCCCAAGTCATGTAAGCGGTAGAGGCTAGCGGACCCAATACCTGCGGAGTCAGAAGCTGTTTGCCGCCCGCCGTGTAACCGGGCGCCGCAACCTCGCCTTCGATCAGGTACGAAGTGGTGAGATTCATGTCGAGCGGGGCCGCAGCGGTATAGAGCGCCATGAAAATCTGATCCATATCGAGATGGTGCATTCCCCGCAGCAACTCTTTTTTGAAGGACGCGCAGAAGCCCGAGCCCGGCGTCATATCTGGGCCCTCACATCCGGCTCTTCGCGAGTATCTTTTTTGGTTCTACCCTTCGAATGCTCGAGATCCATCGCGAGATCTTTGGTGAACGCATCGTTGTAGCGCTGAAACAAATTGTCTTCGCTCTTCATGTAAATGGCCGCCTCGACGAGCGCCCCCGTCACCAGCGCATGCGCGAAGTGGTCCCCCAGCCAGCTCGTCGAAGTGTCGACGATCGACAAGGGCTGATAAAAGTAACCCATGCGGCAGGGATAGCTCTGATCCGGCGTAGGTCCGAGCTTAAGCGCCGTCTCATTCAGATAAGCGTAGTAGCGCGGCACGCCCCGGAAGGCCGGATCCGGATAACACTCATCCAAAAACTCCGGATCTTTGTTCTGCGGAAAGCGAAGGCCGTAGGGCGTCTGCACGGCGAGCGAGTCGGGGGCCAAAAAATCCGTCGGAACCGCAAGCAGATTGTTGCCCGCCGTTAGCGCCGCGGTGACGTCCTTACGAAAATTGGGCAAGCGCACGCGCAGCATAATGCGCGACTCCGCCAGGCGGATAAAGTTATCGACGTTTTCAACGAAGGACGCCTCGAAGTCCTGCGCGTAGGTCTGAATGACCGCCCGCAGTTGTGAATAGTTCACCGAACCTCACTTTTAGTAGATTCCGGAAAAAGTACAACCCTTCGACGCCACCCCGCAGCCGCGGATCTTGCCGCCCTCGGCAAATTTCTTCGGTGGAGGTGTCGTACTGGGATATCCTCTGCGCTGTTTCGCAGCTCCGCCAGCCGCCATCTTGTCGCAGGCGCCGCCCTTGTTCTTCTTCATGCCCCGGAGCGTTTCCGCAAGACGCGCACGCTGGCCGAGCTTACCCCCCGCCTGTGCCGCCTTCGCTAGCTTCTTCGTCGGGATCTTCTCGCCCTGCGGTACACCGAGATCTTTATGCAGCGCACCCGGTTTCTTGATGGCTTTACCAATCCACTTGCCACCTTTAGCGAGCATCGGCGGAGCTCCCGTCGGCGGAGGCGGAGCGTCTGAGTAGGGCGCCGGCGTCGGAGCCGGAGCCGCTTTCGGTTTACGGCGCAGTACACCACCCTTAGCCAGCTTCTTCGCACCCGGATGCGTGGGCAGATTCTCTGCGGCCGCGGCCGCGGAGTTGAACTTGCGTGTCTTACCGCCCTTGGCGTATTTGTCGCTCTTGTTGCCGAGTTGCTTGTCTTCGTCGATGCCGGCTTCTTTGAGGCCGCCCTTGGCAAAGCCAAGAGGATTAGCCAGGAAGCTTTGAGCCGACTGCTGCAGTTGTTGCGGAGTCAGTGTCGTCTGAGGACCGCCCGTTGGAACCTGATAAGCGTTTCGAGCTGCTAGCTGAGCCTGCATTGCCGGCGACTGCATCATCGCCGCTCCTTGCTGCTGCGCGGCCTGTTGCAGGCTCGGCGCGTTGGCAGGAAGCCCACCCATCATCCCGCCTCCTCCCGGAGGCATAGGCGCACCACCCCCCATCGGACCCACTCCACCAGTTCCAGAAACTCCCGTTGGCCGCGGACCTGCCGGAGCGTTCGGTATCTGCCCCTGCATCGCCGCTAGAGCGCCTGGACCACCTGTCATCGGACCGATTCCAGCGGGGCCACCAGGAGCCATAGGAATGCCACCACCCGGGCGAGGGCCAGCGGTAGGAAGACCGCCGCCACCCGGCGCAACACCGCCCATAAAGCCACCCGGAGCACTGGGCGCAGCACCACCCGCAAGCGGACCGCCCACCGCCCCACGCCGCGCCATCATGGCCTGCTGCATGGCCGCCGGATTCATGGGAGGCGGAGCGCCCACACCAGCACCAGGACCTGCGGCCGTAAAGGCACCCGGCGCCGCGGCCGGAGTCGCACCCGCGGCCGGCGGAGCACCGCCAAACATGCCCTGCAGACCCTGCGCCACTCCGGACCCACCACCAGGTCCCGGCCCTGAAGCAGCACCCGTAACATTCCCCATTTGCTGGCTGAAAAAGTTCTGCATCTGCTGGGGCGATACGCCGGCGCGCTGCGCCGCCGCATTCACTGCCGCCTGTCCAGTAAGTTGAGAGGACGGAGATGCTCCGCGAGCCTGCAGTGCGCTCGCTAAATCATTCACTCCGCCGTTCTGAAATTTACGCACACCGCCACGCAGTCGCATATCAGGACTCCTTTCCTCGCCAATCGAACCACCTCGAGCGCGTCTCTGAGCGTTCGTAGCCGCATGCGCAACGCCCTTTTGATAGGCCTGCTCCACACGGTCTGCGAACGTGTTCATCATTTCGGCCAGAACCGAACCCCGCTGGTTCGGAGTTCCAAATGGGTTGTCCAAAAACCGAACAGGGTCCTCTTCCGTCCGATACGCCTCGCCAATCTTTCGGCCACCCTGTGTGATATCCGATTCCGGCCCGAACATCTGCTCCGAAGTAATCTGCGGCGGCCGAAACGGAACCGTTGTGGGCGAGTAGCCTTTCTTCGCCAAAGCATCAAGATCAGGAGTCGCCGCGGCCCCACCATCCGCAAATCTGCGTTTGGCCATAGCGTCAGATTCCTTTCTCCGCCAGCTCCTCTTGCTCTGCAAGCGTCGGCGGTTGGCCGTTAATCCAGTTGCCCGGCAGATACATCTGCCGGGATGCCGCAAGTCCCGTATCCGGCCGCGGATTGCGCAACGCCTGCGCATCCACAGTCACGTACTTATCGAGAAAATTTTGGGGATGGTCGGGATCGAAACAGGTAGGGCACACCAATAAACCTGTCCGCTTGCCGCGAATGGTCGGCATCGCAAGGTCGTGCAGCTTGTAGCGAAAGCCGCAGCAATCGCAAATCCCGTTTGCGTACTTACCGCTCGCGAATTTGGAAGCATGCGCCATTTACCCAACCTTCTGAAGCATTGCCACCGTTGCCTCAATTCGCTCCAATACGGACGAAAGATTCCCGAGAATCTCCGCGTTTTGAAAACGAAGCAGGGTCCAACCGCGCTCCTTCAGTATTTGTTCCTTTCTTACGTCTCTCTTTTTCTGTTTTTCCTGTCGGTGGCTTCGTCCATCTACTTCAATGGCTAATTTTAAAAATGGAACAGCTATGTCAACACTTAATGAACCCTTGGCCCTTGAAAGCCTAAACTCCAAAGTCGCGCCTTCCAAGTGCCCTAAAAGGATTTTCTGTGGAATCGTAGGCTTACCATCATGACGATTACGCGACTGCTTGAAAGGGGCACGATCAGAAGCAAGGAACAGAGCCCGCTTCGCTTGTATATCGGGCCGTTTCATCAGATCGCTCATCCGTTCCGATCTTCTCCTTTGCACTTCCTCGTTTAACGCAGCAGAGCGAGATCCCCATGCACCTGAACAATTATGACTGCAAAATCGATTGCTTGACCGTACCCGCAAAAATTCTTTACCACACCACTCGCACTTCTTCATGCCGCGCACAACAGATAAATGCGAACTACGCCACAGCGCCCAACACTTCCGGCCACAAAACCGAACTTGACGATACTTCTCCCGAGTAAATGGCGTCCCGCACCACTCACAGTTCTTCGTGATCGTCGGTCTCGGCCTCATATCCGCTCATAGCCCCCAGGAACCCAATAGACGGCCGCACGATCGCGATCTTCGTCCGAAGCTAAATTGAACTGCTCCTCATATTCACCCTTGAGAAGCTGAATCCGCTGAGTCGCATTTGGATCCTTGGATTTTAAAGCTAGGTAAAATGCTAAACCCGCAATCAATGCCGGCACAAATCGCCACGGAATCTCCGGCTCGCCCGTACCGCCGGTGCCCACCGATTTCATGCGCCGCAGGCGCCACACCATCAACTGCATGAAGGGCGTCTCGGGTGGTGTCATCCACAACATCAGATAGGGTTTGATTTGCCGGCGAATATGCACGATGGTAGGCCGGCCAGGTGCTTGTTTATTGGGGATGGCCGCATACTCTGAAACGGTCATGCGACCGAGCGGCAGGTCCGTGTACTGGTTGCCATACCACGGCATGCACTGGTTGTAGGAAATAGGCGGAACGCCGGGCGGGCAGGAGACGATGGGCGACCAGGAATAATTCCACGTGCGGAGGGCGTGCTCGATGACGTCGACCGTGTCTTCGGGCAGCCAGTACTGGTTTACCCCGGGCTCAAGATTGATGGGAGTCGGACCTTCGATGGTCCAGAGGTTTAGACCCCGATTCCCCCACTCAATAAAAAGCAGTTCGAGCGCACGGCGTGCCGTCTGGAGCGCATAACCGGAGCGGAACTCAATGCCTGCGCGCTCGCTCGCTTCCTGGGCTATGGTAACAACGTCAAACTCGGGGAAGGAAGACAATCTTAGGCCCCTCTTTTATTCAGTTCCATCATTTCAGTCCGAAACTGAAATTCGCGATCCACTACTTCTGGTTTTCTTTTCCAGTGTGGAATGTGCCCCGGTTCTCCATTTCGCCAATGGGCCGAAATAGTAGTCACATCAAAACGTTGATCCTTCGGCAAACGCTTGTACTTAAGGAATGAGAGAGCCAATTCCAATTGCGGCTTCTTCAAAACAACGAACGGCCTTATGCAGAGCAAAAAATCTTCCGCGTTTTTCCCAGTTAAAGTTAATTGGAACTGAGGTTTCCATCTAGAATCTGGGCGCATCTTCTTGTCAAGAAGAGAACCACCAAACATAAGCTGAAGACACTCCAAAATTTCGCGATTGGTGTGTCCAATCCCAGTTCTCAGCCCTACGCCCTTCCATCGGATGGACGAACTACGCGCAATCGTAATCCAACCCTCTCCATCGAAGAAGCCAGCGATGTATTGAGGCGAGAGGACCACGCCCTCTGACCGTATCGAATCAAGCCTCGATACGTACGCACGATATTCTTCCCGCTCTCGATCTTGTGCGGCTGCGGCCTTTCGATTCTGATAAGCGCGCCAAGAAGAAGCATGGTGTTTCTTGTCGCAAGCCCTGCATTCCGACGCAAAGCCAGTCTTATCCAACGCCCGTCGATTAAAATCCAAGACAGGCTTGATCTCGCCGCACCGATAACAACGTTTTTGGCCGCCCGCCAGAAGTGCATTGATCGCCGCACGTCTGTCTGCGTTTACGTAGGGCATTTGCGCCCATTATAGCCAGCAGGGCGCTTACAAGTAAGAACGAATTTACGAACCTGTCTTCGGCTCAACCTCGTCCGGCGTTTTGCCGTAGCGGCTGTAGCGGTGCATGGTTTCGTTGCGCCACTTCTTCAGCAACTTCAAATACTCGCAGGTCTGCGTGTGGATCAAGCGTTCCGGCGGAGTGAGAGTCGTTAACTCCTCGAGCACCAGAAAGGTCAGAAACAGCATGATCTGTTCCTGCTGCTCCCGGGTAGCATTGGCCACCAAAAACCGCACCCGGCTGAGCATCCGCGGCAATTGTTCCTCTTCCTTCAATACCAGCACCAGCCCGCGCTCGAGCACATCTGTAATGCGCTGGTTAGTTTCTTGGATCATCTGATAGGCCTGATCCATCAACTCTTTATCGAGGCGCACGGTTAACTGCGTTTTTTCCTTCTGCGGCCCATGCTGCCGTGGCTTGTCGCTACCCTTCTCTGTTGACAGGCGCCGATTACCCTCCGCGGCCGCCTGCGCGCTTGGATTTTTTTTCATACTCTTCCCTTTAGTTCGTTTAATTTACGGCGGAGCCAAACAATCTTACGAGTTATGGTATTGACACAAACTCGCAATCGAGGACACAATCTAGAACGTCATCAAAACAGCCTAAGCACCGCGCTACCCTTTAAAGCCGGCCACAGGCGGAAGGATCTGACGAGGTTCGATGAGCATACCTGCAATCGGCGCTCCCCCATTTATCGTACAGAAAAATAATAAAGCATCTGGAAATAGTAACGCAAGTGTAATTTCTGCGCGTGAAATCCGAAAACTAGCCCGCCTGCTCGTTTCAGCCACTCCTCTAGGCAGCATCCTGCGTACCCTCGTCCGGCATATCCACCAGCCTCCGCCGGCGCACACCGAAGAAGACATTCACAACCTGCTGATGCTCACGCTCGCGGTAAAGCGCAATCAGGAGAGGGGTTACTAGATTGGATTCAGAACCGCGCTGGCGCCATCAACAAGAAGCCTTCGAGTTCGTGCTCAAGCGCTGGCGCCGCGGACAGCATGGAGTCATGCTCGCCATCGTCATGGGCGGAGGCAAGGGCCGGGTTGCCGTCGATTGCGCCGTCGAGGTCAACGCACATAGCGTCCTTATCCTGTGCCCCCTGCGCGTAGTCGACGTGTGGCGCGCCCAGTTTGAACGCTTCGCTCCAGATCAATACCACTTCGTCGCTTTAGACGACCGCTTCTCAAGCGTTACCGCGAAAATGCTCGTAGCCCGGGGAGCAATCAGTTGGGGGCAGGCACACAACAAGCCAGTTGCTATGGCCATCAACTACGAGAGCGGAAGAACGGACCCGTTCGCCAACTGGGCCATGGGGCGCCCTTGGGACCTGATTGTTTGCGACGAGTCGCACCGCCTGAAGAACGCCACCAGCCGCATCTCCAAATACTGCGCCCACCTCGGCCTGCACGCGCACCGACGCCTGGCCCTCACCGGCACACCCATGGCGCACCAACCCACCGATATCTGGGCCCAGTTCCGCTTCCTCGATCCGTACTTTTTAGACCCCACTTTCAGTACTTTCCGCGACCGCTATGCCATCATGGGCGGCTACTTCAACAAAGAAATCGTCGGCTGGAGAGACCTCGATAAGCTCGAGGCTCAATTCCGCCAACTCGCCTATCGCGTCGACGAGAGCGTTCTCGACCTGCCTTCGGAACTAGACCAAACGCTCACCTGTGAGCTCGGCGAGAAAGCCGCGGAAATCTACCACTCCATGGAAACGGAGATGATCGCCTGGCTCGAGGAAGACCGCGAAGTCACCGCGGCCAACGCTTTGGTCAAACTCCTGCGCCTCGCGCAGATCACCGGCGGTAGCGTGCCCGACGACAAAGGCAACCTCTGGCAGATTGATCGTTCGAAGCAACACCTGCTCACCGATCTGCTCGAGGATCTCGACGAGCCAGTCGTCGTATTCGCACGCTTCCGCTCCGATCTCGCGGCCATCCATGCGGCCGCGGCGGCCGCCCGCTGCACCTCGTTCGAACTCTCCGGCTCGCGCGACGACCTCCACGCCTGGCGCACCGCCAAAATCAAAGCACCCGTGCTCGCCGTGCAAATGCAAGCCGGCGGCGTCGGCATCGATCTCACCCGCTCCCGTATCGCCGTCTACTATTCCATCGGCTTCTCGCTCGCCGAGTACCTGCAATCCCGCGCTCGCGTGCGCCGGCCGCCGCAAACCCGGCCCTGTGTGTTCTACCACATTCAAGCCCGCGGCTCGATCGACGAAGACATTCTCAGCGCCGTCGAGGCGCGCTCCGACCTCATCGACTCCGTGCTCAAAGAACTCAAACGGAAAGGAACCCGTGCTCCCGTCAACGCCTGAAACCGAAGCCTTCGAGAATTCACCGGAACAAGAAGCCTTCCGCAAATTCGCCCGGCTCACCGCGCTTAAGAAAGACTTGAACGCCAAACTGCGCGAGATCGAGCCGCAACTGCGCGCGCTCGAGCCCGTCCTGCTCGGCTACCTCGGCCAAAACGGCATCGAGAAAATCCAAGTCGACGGCTTCTCCATGGCGCCGGCGCGGGAGCCCTGGATTTACGCCATGACCGGCATTAGCCGGCGTACCGTGTGCGAAGCGCTCAAACTCTCCGGCCTGGGCCGCTTCGTCACCGAGAACTATTCGACCCGCTCGCTCACCGCTTACGTGCGCGAACTCGAAGAGCACAACGCGCTGGTCGCCGGCGCCGATCCCGACGCGCTGCGCCAGCTCCTCCCCGATGCCCTCGCCAAAGTGCTCGAGGTGCGCCCCGGTTTCAAGCTCAAAGTTTACGACCGCCGCAAGAACGCCCCGGCTTTTGATTTCGAAGTGACCGAAGAAGGAGAAGACAATGACAACCCCGAATGAACTTGTGCCTACCGCGCAACCGCAGGCAGCCCCCTCCGGCTATGCGCTCATCGAATCCACCGAAACTATGCGGGAGGTGCTCCAACTCATCGACGAGAACCTCGGCTCGCAGCGCTTCAGCGTGCTCAACCTGCCGCGCATCAAAGTGCCCGCCGGCGGCGCCCGCGAATTTCGCGTAGGCGGCGCCGGAGGCGATGAACCCTTGCGCCAGATCTCTGCGGTCATCACCGCCTTCCGGCAGGCCCGCGTGTACTGGAAAAAAGCCTACGGCTCTGGTGGCGGCAAGAAACCACCCGACTGCAGCTCAACCGACGGCTTCATTGGCGTCGGCGATCCGGGCGGAGACTGCGCCACCTGCCCCTACGCCCAATACGGCACCGCGCTCAACCCCGACGGTTCAAAAGGCAACGGCCAGGCCTGCAAGGATATCCGCCAGGTGCTGGTATTGATGCCAGACCAACTGCTGCCGCACATCCTCAACATCCCGCCCACCTCGGTTAAAAACTTCATGCAATACAGCATGAATCTGATTTCCGCCGGCATGCCCTACTGGGGCGTAGTAACAAAGCTCACCCTTGAGCCGGCCACCTCGGGCGGAGGCATCGACTACGCCAAGGTCGGCTTCACACTCGAGCGGCGCCTCACCAAAGATCAACGTCAAACGCTCGAACCCTACCACCAGAGAATGCGCGCGTTCCTGCGGCCCATGGTCGTCGACGCCAGCGCGTACGAAGAAGAAGTGCCGCTCGAACAACAGCCGCACGCCGAGACCGTTCCCGTTTCAGTGCCCAACCCAGAAGACGAAAAAGTTCCGTTTTAGCCAAGAGGAGATGAATGAACCCGCTCGAGTCCGCGCGCTGGTACCTTGAGCGGGGTTTCTATACCGTCCCGGTCCCCTACAAAGAAAAGCGCCCGGTCATCTCCGGCTGGCAGGACCTGCGCATCACCGCGGACAACATCACCCAGTACTATAACGGCACCCACCAAAACATCGGCCTGCTGCTCGAGCGCAACTTTCTCCACAACAAATACCCCTGCGACTTCGATCTCGACACCGCAGACGCACACTGGGCCTGGGGCGAACTCGGCCGGAGCACCGGTTTCATCTTCGGCCGCAAATCCAACCCCGCCAGCCACCACGTCTTTTTCTCGGAACTCGCACTGCGCACGCTCCAGTTCGACGATCCCGAGCCGGCTGACGGCACCAAAGCTCGCATCCTCGAGATGCGCGCTTATGGCGCCAACGGCAAAGCCGGCTTGCACACGCTTATCCCGGGCTCAACACACCCCTCCGGCGAGCCGATCGAGTTCGTCGCCTCAGACATACCCACCACCTACGGCAAAGAAGTCCTCGAGACCATAGGGCGCCATATCGCCGCGGCGGTCGTGCTCGCCAGGCACCTCAAAGAAGGCACGCGCCACTCCGCCTTCCTCGCGCTCGCCGGCGCGCTCGCCCGCTCCGGCTGGCACCTCGAGCCCGCCATCCAACTCGTGCGCGCCATCTACCGCGTCCTCTGGCACGACGAGGCCGACGTCGACGCCGCCGAAAAAGAGGTCGAATCGACATACGAAAAGTACGCCGCGGGGCAAGACACCACCGGGCTGCGCACGCTCTCCGGGTTCCTCTCGCTTCCGGTCTACCGCAAGATTACGCAATGGCTCGGCTTGCGCGAAGGCTCCGGCACGCCCCCGCCGCGGCCGGAGCCCCAACCGCAGAAGGCGCGCCCCGAACGCATCTTCACCAACGAACTTAAATTCAAAAACATCGTTATGCCTGAGTCCCTGATCGAAGACTTCCTCACCACACCCGGCCTGTACCTCGTCACCGCACCGTCGAAAGCCGGCAAAACCATCCTCTCGGTGCAGATGGCTATGTGCCTATCGAACGGCCTGGCCCTATTCGACTACTACAAAACGATTCAGACGCCGACGCTGCTCTTTGAATGGGACGACCCCAACGGCCCTGCCTCGCTGCGCGCCATGGTCGAAAAGTGCCGCGCGGCGCGCGATCCCATGCCCTTCCACTTCATCCACCCGGGTGACGATCCCGACCCGCTCAACTTCTCCGATCCGGACTTCCTCCCCTACCTCGAGCTGCAGATCACCGAGACCGGCGCCCGCTTCGTCATCCTCGACTCCTACACCGCGATGCGCGGCCCGCGGCTTTCGGGAGGCGACATCGTCAAGACCGAGTCCAAAGAACTGCTCGCGCTCGCCCGCATCGCACACCGCCACAACTGCACCATCCTGCTCATCCACCACGAGTCCAAATCCAGCGCGCAACTAAGCTGGGCCGACCGCGGCGCCGGCTCCTATGCCGTCAATGCCGCCCCCGAAGGCCTCATCCGCATCTCCCGCTTCAACGAACTCCCGGAGGCCGATCCAGCGCGCCTCGTCTCCATCCGCGGCCGCCATCTCAAGGGCATCGAAATGGCCCTCCGCTTCCGCCAGGACACCCTCGACTACGACCTGATCCTCGAAGGCTCCGCGGCCCAAAACTATCCCGAACTCATGCAACTCCATCGCGCGTTTCCAGGCATAAGCTTCACCGCGAAAGACATTAGCAACGAACTCGGCTGGGCGCGCACCAGCACCTACCGCGTTTTAAACCGGCTCACCCAGGCCAACGTGTTCCGCCGAGAATCGAACGCCTGGAGCTGGGACCCCAACTTCAACACGAGGTACTTATGAGGAAAACAAAAAACATCTACGTTGTGCTATGCGCGTTCCTTCTTTCGGCGCCAGTGTGGGCTGCGAGCGTAGCCCAATATGGTGCGAAGTGCGATGGCAAGACGGACGACCGCGCCGCCATTCAGCAAGCGATGGATGCAACCGCAGCCGCAGGCGGAGGAACTGTGGACCTGCCGGGATCGACTTGCTTGCTCGATTCGTTTGTGCCGCAAGACCACCCCTGGAATTTTTACAACCTGCGCGTCCCCTCGGGTGTGACGCTGAGTGGGACCACTGGAACGCGACTGCTGCAAGGCCCGCACGGACGACAAACTCTCGACCAAGTGCCGGGAGCCACGTTCCTCGCCAACGCGGTCCTCGCGGTCGGCAATCATCCTTCGCTGGTCACGTTTAAAGACGGCCCGTTTTATCCGCTCCACGCAATGAGCGTCGGATCGCACACCGTGACGCTTCAGAATGCCAGCGACGCCGCAAAGTTCAAGCCTGGGGACTACGCTGCGATTTACGAGCACTTGACGGGAGACGTGTTGCCGGGGCAGATGTCTCAGATTCGCGGCGTGAGCGGGGCGACGCTCACGCTCGAAGACGCGGTGCTGCGCGGCTTCGCCGCCGCGCAGATCGCGAACGTGACCGCGAACGCAGCCCACGACGTCGGGCTGCGGAATCTCATCGTTCAAGGCGCTGAACCGCTCATGGTAACCGAAACGTGGCGACTGAACGTCGCGGACTGCGCTTTTCTCGCGGATACCTCGATCCCCGATAACTCGCACACCGATCAGATGAACACGATGGAGCATGTGACGTTTACCAACTCGACCTTCGCGCCGCTCGATTCCGCGACTTATTTTCCGTACATCGAACTCGGCCAGCGCAATTCCTCCGCGAATACCTGGGTAGGCAATTCATTCACTGCATCGTCCGTTGGTTTTGGCGAGTACGCGGGTGAAATCACGCTGACGGGCAATCACTTCTTCTTGCATCCGCACGACCTCAATGGCGTGTCGCTGGGCGGAATGAATGTGCTGTTTGCGGGGAACGACATCCACACCATCGGCAACATTACTTCCGGCTCCGGCTGGGGATTCGTCCTCACCGACGTGTATGGTTGCTGCGGGTATACGCCCTATACGGGCCACATCCAAATCGTGAGCAATCAGATCGACTGTGCGGCGGACGGAAACAACTGTTTGTTGCTGCAAGGCATCGGCACGGTGGCGAGCGGCAACACCATCACCGACGTGGGCAACTGGGCCACAGGCATTTACATCTCCGACGCAACGGCGCTCGTGACAGGCAACAAGATCACCACCAAAGCGAACAACGGGATCACGCTCGTGAGCTATGGCGGCGTCGACTCGGCAACCATCGCGGGCAACACGATCACCGGTCCCGGGCCAACGGGAATTGCCGTGGCCAACCTTTCAGGAGCGCCGCCGGCGGGCGGGCATCAGATCCGGCAGAACACGATAACGGGGTTCACGACGGCGATTTCCATCGACCCGCTTATGCATCCCGGCACACTGCTCATCGATAACCAGTAGACCCGCGCCTAAAGGAGGCCCCACCCCCGCATACCCGCTCGGAATTACACCATGCGTAAAGCCGTAAACTCCCCCCTTGAACGCCACTTACAGAAAACCTGCCTCGACTACCTCAAGTGGCTCAAAGCCCGCGATCCTGCACTCGCCTTCCGCAAACGCCACGGCTCCGCCATGCAAACCGCCGGCGATCCCGACCTCTACGGCGTCTGGCATGGCATCCCCTTCGAATTCGAACTCAAACGCCCCGGCCATACCCTCACCTTGCTCCAAGCCTCCCGCCTCCAGGAATGGGCCCAGGCCGGCGCCGTCACCGCCGTCGTCCGCTCCTTCGAAGACCTTAAGGCCGCCCTCACCGAAGTCCAACAAAAAATTAACCCAAGGTAACCAATAAAAATGCGCTTCCCCATCGAACCCGATACCTCCACCAACACCGGCCGCGTCCTCGCCTTCATCCGCTCCCAACGCCACCGCGGCGCCACCACCAAAGAAATCAGCCAAACCCTCGGCATCGACCCCGACGAAATCTACAGCCTCTGCCGCAAACTGCAAAAACAAGCCTTCATCGACCGCCGCAAGAGAATCCAGAAACCTCACAACTTCATCCTCTGGGCCGCCCCCACAGACTCTCACATCCCCCCCCATTTTCCGGCCCGCCTGCAACTGTCGGCCCAAAACTTTCCAGGTTCGCTCCCAAAATCCTAAAAAGGCGCCCGCCCCCGCTTGCAGGGTGGTTTACGAGTCCTTGGAGGGCTCTTGGTTAGCCCTTTTTAGAACAGTGGGGGCGGGTGTGGGGGTTCTTGGGAATCCCGAAAAGCTTTCTTTGGCTTGGGAATCTGGGAAAAAGGGGAAAGTGGGTAAGTGTCTGCATTTCTATATACATACATACTATACTTTTTAAAAGAGACATAGAGAGGCACCCTTTTTCCAGTTTCCACCCACACCCAAAAGACCCCTGTTCCAAGATCCATTTTTGGGTTTTCCCAAATTTTCCCACGGGCCGTTTTAGCCCCTTGGGAAATTTTTTGAACGGGCGGCCGATGGGACCCACAAAAGTAGCCGCACTTTTAATAAGCCACCATAGCATTAGCTCTGGTGATAGTGACCGAAATTGGCCGGCCCTCCAACCAGGGAGAAGTGCTCCGATCGGCAGGGAGCTGGCCGTGGCTAGAAAAGTCGCGCCGGGTCCGCCAGGACCCGAGCGCTGCTCTGCGGGGGGAGGGTATAGGGTGGGTCTCCGAGCCGGCTAGCCGCGCGGCCGCGGCGCCGCGGGAGAGCTCTTGAGCCGGCTAGCCGCGGCGTTCCTTGAGCCGGACCATAGGCGCCGCGGAGTAAAACCGTACAAAACGCGGTACAAAACTGAAATAATGCGGGCTAACCCGTTGTAAATACTGAGGTGGTAGCCTTTCGCTTACAAAGCATACACAGGTTAACCCGATCCGGATAACGTGCAATCACCCGGGGGGGGGCTGAAATTTTGTCAGGGGGGGCTGAAATTTTGTCAGGGGTTACTCGAGCCGGACTCCACCTCGAGCCGGCTAACAGTGTTCAGTTTACGCGCGCGATCAAAATTTTGGGGGTTGAGCCGGCTAACCCGTGAAAGGCGCCGCGGCTTACTCTAGCATGCGTATATGGCTAGAAAGCGTAAAAGTGAGGCAGTAGCGGAATTGAGCCGGCTCATGGGCAAGTCCGGTTTAGAAGTGTGTAAGGGGTATCGCGATGCTGACAGGATCTTAGAGCATTCAGTAGCTTGTATGGTGAGATTCAGTCAGGGGCAAGATAGGCTAGCGTTTGATGCTGCGCAGTGGTTAGTGGGATATGCGCAAAGACTGAAGCTTGAGCAAGAGTCCGCGGCCGCGGCGCCGTTAGTTGAGCCGGCTAATGAGCGATTGGTGATTGCGGAATTAAGAAGCTTGTATGCGCATGCGTTAGAGAGTCCGGCTCGAGCCGCGGAGTTAGTAGAAATAGAAGCAACCGAGCCGGACTGAATGCCAAGTTAGCCGGCTCGAGCTAACCCGCAAAACTTTTTCAAAATACCTCTTGCAATTCCGACAAAGCGTTCGTATACTAAAAATGTAAGTTAGATTGCGTTTATTGATCCTGACCGATCGATAAGCCAACAGAAAGAGAGAGCAAATAAGTGAGTCGGAAGTGTATTAAACGTGTCTCTAGACTGCGGCGCCCGAAGGGATATCGCGCGCTATTAGGGATCCAGAACGCAAAGACGATTAAAGGGGAAAAGTTAGGGTATCTAACGGGTATCCTTTACATGAGTCCGGCTAATGAATCGGGAGTGCTCAACACTTGCACGTCAGCTACGAAGAATTGTAAGCGTTTGTGTCTGAAAAAGTCTGGACGCATGGGATTTACGCAGAGTGTACGTGCACGTATCTCTAAAACGCGTCTATTGGTACGCGATAGGGAATTGTTCCTTGCATGTTTGCGTTATGACATTAGGCGCCTAATCAATCGTGCGAGCCGGCTCGGGTTGATTCCGTGCGTACGGGTAAACGGAACGAGTGATCTAGCGTGGTTAGCGCTAGCTATGGCAGCGGAATTCCCAGAGGTTCAATTTTACGATTATACGAAGCATATTAAAGCCGAACAGAGGGTTCGGCCGAACTATCACCTAACGTTTAGTCATAGTGGAGAGAATACCGCGGAGTGTATGCGGGTATTGTCGCTCGGGGTAAACGTTAGTGTTGTGTTCAACACGAAACGCGGTCAACCATTACCCGATACGTGGAACGGATATCGCGTGGTAGACGGGGATGAGCACGACCTAAGGTTCTTGGATCCTCGCGGAGTGGTAGTAGGTCTCCGGGCAAAGGGGATAGCACGGGGTAAAGTGTGCGCGTTCGTAGTAGACGCGGCGCCGCTAATCCAAATAAGCGCCGCTATGAGTCCGGCTCAACTCGAGACAAGGTTAGCCGCGGCAGCGTAAGAGAGAGTCTCACTGTTGAATCGAGCCGGCTCGAGAAGTATAGCCGGCTCGATTGAGAGAGGGACTTTTAGACTTACCTCGAAAGGAAAGAGAGAGCAAGTATGAAAAATCGATGGATACCGCAGAACGCGCGCACTATGCACAGTGCACCCGAGGGATTAGGTGTCGTGTATGTCTACACCGACCCAAAAGGTCGTTCCTGTGCGATTGCGTACGCTGGCAAGCGAAGTAAATCTAGCTGGCATCATGCGTTCGCGAATGAGCAACAGATGCTCGAGAAAGCCGCGGAATTCTTTCTAAATCTCAAAAGCTGGAAAGCAACGAAGGCGGAATGGCGCGCTACGCGCATGCGGCCGCACACGCTGAAAGCTGGGGACATTGTGCATCATAGCTGGGGGTGGGAACAGACCCAGTGCGACTATTACCAAGTCGTCAGTGCTACGCCGCACACGGTAAACCTGCGCGCGATCGCGAGCGAGACGGTCCCGGGCTCGATTTACGAGCACGGAATGGCGGAGCTGCGGACCGCGGTAAAGGATGCCTTTTGTGGGGACGAATTCCGGGTACATGTGAACGGCAATAACGCTGTAGGTCTCGAGCACGGGTCTGCGGGGCTGTGGGATGGAAAGCCAGACTACTGCAGTTGGTACGCCTAAAGCTTGTTTGGATTGCGCTACGTGACGCATCTTGACAAAGCGCACGTGTGACGCATATACTGGTGACTTAGTTAGGCCCGGCTCGGTGACTCGAGCCGGAGAAAGAGAGAGAAAAAAATGAATGAGCATGTGCACCCGCTGTTTGCGGGGTTATTGGAAGAAGCGGCCGCGGTACCGAAGGTAGTGGAGCTGGCCGCGGCGATGCATCCGGACTTGGAGAGTGACGAAAGTCAGCTCCGGAGAGAGCGGGCGGACCTGGCTGCAGACAAGTATGTCCTGGGGCAGGAACTCGCACGAGAACGCGCTACGCGCGCCGCGGAGGTGGCGCCGTTAAAGCGTAAAGAGCTCGTGAAAGGCGCCGTCTACCGGATCCGGCTGAGCGATGGGAAGTGGGTAGACGGCGTGTTTTTGTACGAACGCGAGTATCTGCCGTACTCGTTCAGTCAGAGGCGAGTCGTGCGCTACGTGTTCACGAACGCGAAGACCGGTCGTGACGTGACGCTCAAGTCTATGGCGCGCGTGCGGCGCGCCGCGGAGGTGGCGCGTGGCTAAACATATTCATCGCGCAATCGCGAAACGGTCCACGGATCGCAGTTGGGACTATTGCGTCACGCCGGCGTTATGTGCTGCCGATGTGCATCGGCAGGAGGCGCACGGCAACATTACGCGCCATGACGTGTGCGCTTGTGGAGCGACGCGCAAGACGGAGATCAATGGCGGCCGGCGGAATTATGGCGCTTGGGAGGTGGCGAAGTGAACCTGCCTGCTACTTTGCGCCGCTATGGATGCGCTACACGATTGAGCGGGTACCCGAGTCGGGGCCCGGGTACGAGTGGGGTGGCTTATCGTAAGTGAGTGGGAACGGGCGCGCTACGGGCACGCCCAAACCTAAGGAGCGGGTGCAACATGCCTAGGGCGTTCTATGCCATGAAGACTTACGAGATCTTGTTCCCGGCCGCGGACGGGAGCTATCGCCATGCCGGCGTTCAGGAGCACAACGACTGGCGCAAGGCGATTGTGGAGTTTAAAAAGGCGCACCCGAAATATGAGTTGCTGGATTTAAAAGTCCGCATTTGGAGGCGCCGCGAGCCGGCGCCGAAAGCGGATATAGACGGGAATCGAATTTAATTCAAACGGTCTTTGCCCTAAGCGGGGTTTTAAGCTCTCACTTTCGCCCCGCATAGCAGAGGCGCCCCGGACTAGTCACCCGGATGGGAGGCGGGCGTTACACGCCTCCCGAAAGCGACAAGGAAACAGATATGAGTGGACAGGTTCAAGTCAAAGAAAGCAGCGCTACGCGGGCCGGGCGCGCGTTGGTAAAGGCGCGCTGGGCGGGATCCACAGCCGAGGAACGGAGCGCCGCGGCGTCGTATGCCGCTAAGCATACGCGGGTAGAGCGGAGGTGCTTTTGCGGAGCCGATAGCATGTGGCGGGCGTGCTCGCGAAACTTCCCCTGCTGCCGCAAAGCCGGCGTGATGGTGCTGAATATCCGTCGGGGCGCCAAGAAACGCGCTACGCCCGCGGAAAACTCCGCGGAGGCATAATCTCACTTCTTGCGCCGCGGCGCTTTCGGCTTCAGCCGGACGCCCGGCGACCCCTCGTTTAAGAACTCCACTCCCGCGCGTTCCAGGCACTCCAGAATTCGCATCACGGTATCGTGGCGCATTTTGATCGCGCCGTTATAGCGTTCCAGTTTTTTGATAGTGCCGTGCGCTACGTCGGCTTTACGGGCGAGTTCGGATTGGGTCCAGTTTAAAAGCGCGCGAGCGGCGCGTACGTGGCGGCCTTGAATACGGAGCAAGCCCGAGAAGTAACATGAACGCCTCGGAACTCTCAACTTTCTGGCCCTAAGGGATCCAGAAATGACCTTTTTGTGCAGATTGCTTCCATTGTAATTCGGGTGCTTACCCTATTTTTGGTTAGAAAACAACAATAGGTACTAGAAAAGCCCGGAGCGTTGGTGTAGAATTCCCTGGTGATCGATTTTTGCCGAGACCGAATAGACGCAATACCCGATTGACGGGCCCCCTTGCGGGTTTGCCGGGCGCCAGGAACATGCCCTGAGGTACAAAAACAAGATGCGATGTAAGTTGATGCTCCATATTTCTCTCGAAGATTCGCATGCCGCCATTGAGGAGGCCGGAGGGCTGGTCAACGCGGTGGAACTGCCCTCGCCGGCACACACGGTGCGGGAGGTGCTCGACTACGTGCATACCCACGAGGAAGTCGAGCTCGAAACCGTGGGGCTGCGTTTACGGCCGGCTTTGCCGCCCGAACGCAAGCGCGCCGCGGTCGCAGAATTCTGCTGGCTTTTAAGGAAGCTTAAGCGGAGGGCGGCATGAAGCCGCCGCAAGCTGTCGGTCTGACGGTCAAAGATCTTAAAAAACTGCTGAAGGAACTTCCACCCGAGCTCCCGGTGGCGGCCGGCCGGGATGGAAGTGTCGCACCGGTGCTCGGCGTGCGAGTCAAAAAGCGCGTTGCAATCTTGATCTATGAACCGCAAGCCAAGTCGGACCAGAAAGAGGTATTGAAGCCGTGAATGCATCAAACGTCCCGCTGAAAACGACCGAGCCCTTGCCGCGGCGCATGGAAAATTTGCCTGTGGACGAGCGCGGCTATGTCGTGCCCTGGTTTGTCGATTGGCTGGACGGCAAGCCGGAATTCAGAGCGATGGATCCGAAGAAATTAATACGCGCGGTCAAAGAGCGGCTGTGCTGGGTGTGCGGCGAGAGGCTCGGCGTGAACCTGTGCTTTGTCGCTGGGCCCATGTGCGGCATCAATCGCACCAGCTCCGAGCCGCCCGCGCATTTAGAGTGCGGACGCTGGAGCGCGCGCAACTGCCCGTTCCTCGCGAACCCGCGGCAGGTGCGGCGCACGGATGAAACGGCGCCGGCCAATAACAGTGCAGGTTTTGGCCTCACCCGTAACCCGGGTGTGGTGATGCTTTGGATTACGCGCACCTATGAAGTGTTTTCTGCTCATGCGGGCAATACGGGCCCGCTGATTCAGATGGGCACGCCGGAGTCGGTCGAGTGGTGGGCGGAGGCTCGACCGGCTACGCGCGCCGAGGTGGTGGCTTCCATCGAGGAGGGGTTGCCGAACTTAGAGGCAATGGCGCGCCAGCAAAAGGGCGGGCTCGAGGCACTGGCGAAAGCGCGCGAGCGCTTCGAAAGGTGGCTGCCCCAATGAGTTGCGCCCTCGGTCGCGTGCTGCGCGTACGCGAGCTAGAGCCCCGGCACGCCGGTGATCGTAGGGAAACCGGGGCAGCGCTATCGCGAGCTAGAAGTGTTCGAGGTGGGCCCGCGGCACGTCTTCTTTTGGCGCGCGAATGAGCCCGAGAGCCTGGTGCTCTTGCACCGCACGGGCGAGCAGCTAGAGGAGGTCTGTGACGAGTCGTGGGCGCCGCTCGAGATGTATGAGGCGCGGGAGAGTTAACCGAGATGCCCGTGATTTACGTGAAGCTCTCCGCCAAGGCGAAGTCTTACCTCGATCGCGCCGGCTGCGTGCCGGAAGACCCGCAGCGGCCCAACGTGATAACCATTGGCGAGGAAGCTTACCGCAGGGTATTCGCGGCCGCGCGCCGCGAGGGCAAGACAATTTCGACGCTCATAAACCGCATAATCGAAGCGTGTCCGTTGAAGCTTCGCGCTGCTGCGCGGGCGGAACGGCGCAGCAGGATTCGCTGATGCGGCTGATTGACGATATCCGGCGCGTTCACAAATTCACGCAGCCGCGGCTGGTGGCGGATTCAAAGCGAGCCGAGTGGAAAGAGTACGGCGCGTCTTTGTGGCAGGTGCTTGATGAGGAAATCCCGGTTGTTGAAATACCGGGCGTAGCGCACTACTACTTTGAGGCGTCGCCGCGCGAGAGTTGGAACCTCGGGCGCGATTTTCCCGACCTGACCCCGCCGTGGCCGCAAATCTGGTTTGAGTATCGAATGCCGCACGTGATCCATTCTGAGGAGCTGGGCGATTCGACGGTCGCCGATCTTTGCCCCAATTTGCGGACGGGGATCTTGGTGATGCGCGTCGATCCGAAAGATGCCGTTGTCGAAGGTCTGCCGCTCGGCACCAAATGGCTCTTGATGGCAGACTTTTGGCAGGATTACGGACTAAAGCCCGATGAAATCCAGGGGCCGCACGGCTGCCACGTATTCGCCATCAACGACGCCGGAGAGTTGATTCAAACGCCGGAAGCGTACTGCGTCATTACGTTTCTTGAAGCAGACGACAAGCCCCGCATCGAAATGGCGCGGAACATGGTGAATTGCATTCACCCCGCGCTGATCGCGTTGTCGATGCTACCGCGTGAGATCCCGGATAAGCGATTGAGTTGTGAAAATTCCGCTAGGGCACGGCGCCTATCTCGAGCCGGAAGAAAACGGCCCGCGCACGTCGCGCTTTCATAAACGCATCATATGTGCCAAGCGCATCCCAAAACACGCGCTCGGGCAATGTGCTCGATCTCGAGTGCGGCCATCGCGTGCAGACTTTTGGCGATTTGAGTCATGCCGGCGGGGTGGTTCTGTGCGTTCAATGCCGGGATCAGGCGGAGGTGGAAAAGAATTGAAGATCGCGGTGCGCGGTTACTGCGGTGGTGTGCGGGTGTTCGAGGAGATTGTGGATGCTGACCTGGATGATCGTGCGATGGCGCAGCGGCACATAGACCGCGTTGTGCACCATCCGCGACACATGATCGAGATCGAGTTTCTAGACGAGCCAGATCCGATGCAGCGGTTTCTGCGGTTCGGCTCAGACACTTCCATGATGGTGGCGCCGCAAAAGGTGGGCCCATGAGCTACACGTGCCCGGCTTGCTTTGTGACCAGCCACAATCCGAAGGACGAGCGCGAACGGTATTGCGGCAACTGCCACGTATTCGGGCATCCAGAAATCGGGCGCGAACTCAAAGTCTCGGAGCTTAGGCCGCGCACGGTGGTGTGGGTTGCCAAGCTCAATCGGCCAACAGCAACGATGTGGGTGATGCAGGTACACGATGTGGCAGTACACTTCCGCGCCGGCGAAGTCAGCACGGATCTGTTCTGTCTGCGGATCGGGCCGGAGGGTAATCAACTCACCGACGACAGCCGCATTCCGATGAAGGTCTTTGAGTATTTAGGGGAAGTATGATCCTACCGCCCGATCATCCCGACGCGCCCAAATATTGGATGAATGAGACAAGCGGCGTGCTGAAACCTGTCATCGAGAAGTATCTGCGTGGCGGCGAGCTCGGCCCGAACGAGTTGGGCATCTTCCGGGCGTACCTACGGCAGTGGCTCGAGTCGCCCGTGTGGAATATGGGACCGGTCGATGCCGAGGGCCGGGATGCGCTGAACGGGCTCCGCAAACGTATCAGCAGCATCGACAGTATGGATCGTTTGGGCGACTGGCTACAGGCCGCTCTCGATCAAGGCATCGACCCGCTGTGAATAGAGACCAGATTGTGATGAGCGCGGGGTTTTATAGTGCTTTGGCGTCCATGTAACCGAGGAAAGGTAATCTTGCCGTTATGATGGGCATTCCTATTCGCATCAGTCCGACCGAGTTCGATATCACGGTCGTGCTCGAACCAGAGAACATCGCTCGCATGCGCGAGCACGATCCGGCAGAGTTAGTCAAGAAACTGTACGGTCCGCCTTGGACCGGCCTGCAAATTCGCAATATCGCGATCGCCTTTTTGCCGACAGAGGAGCGCGAGGAGTTTTTGCGGCGTCTAAAGCAAGATCCATTAGACGGCCTCCGTTGGCTTTCCCGCGGCTTTAAATATCGGCCCGACAGGGGCGATGCGGATACACAGTACGAACGTCAGTAATACTTCGTTGGACCGCGCGGCTTCCACTCTTCGTCTTCCTCGTCGGAGCCGATGCGCACCAGGTTACCCTGCCTGAGTCGCAGCAAGCCCCACACGCCTGCATCATGGAGGTCATCGTACTGGCCAACCGGGAACGAAGCCATCTCCTCGCGCACCTGCTCCACCCAGCGGTAGCCGAGCGGCGCCCAGATGGTGCCGGAGCTGAACAAATCCGCCACGGCATGCGTGCGGGTGACTTTGTCGTTGGCGCGCGAGGCCTTCATCTCGTGCACGTAAATGCCGGCGCGGTGCAGTTCCTGAATCAACGGGCCACCGGAGGCCTTTTTCTCGACGACGAGCGAATCCGGTTTCCAGCGCTCATATAGCTCACGCGCCTTCACTTTGAGCTCGGGGAACTCGATCTTGCCGGCCCAGGCATCGAGCAGCATGATGCCGTTGACGAGGCGCGGCGGGTCGGTGTGGGTGTGGTAGCGGAATAGGCCCCAGGTGACGCAGGCCGAGCGGCAGGCCTTGTCGGATTCAGAGAAAGCGGTGTCCCAGGCCTGCACCACGAACTCGCACGCCGGCGGGTCGGTCTTCTGCCAGTCCTTCCACCACTCGCGCTTGATGATGGCGGCCTCTTCAGAGACCGGCGACTGCTGATAGTTCGCCATCCAGCGCGAGGAAGGCATGGTCGCGCGGGTCGCGCGTAACTCCTCAATCGTCCAGAACTCCGGAAAGAGCGGTTCGCCTGATGGCAAGATCGCCGGTAGCTCGATCACCTCCCAACGCTCGAGTTCTTCCTCGGACTCGGCATATTGGCGGATGAGCTTGCCGGTGAGATCCTCAGCTCCCCAGCGCGTCATCACGACGAGGATGGCGGCGCCGGGTTGTAAGCGCTGCCGCGGTCCTGCGAGATACCAGTTCCAGGTCTTCTCAAACTCGTGCTTGGGGTTCTTGAGCACATCTTGCTCGGAGTGCGGGTCGTCGATAATCACGAGGTTGCCGCCCTGGCCGGCCGCGCCTCCGCCTTTGCCGACCGCGAAGTACTCGCCGCCCTGTTTGGTCGACCAGCGCCCCGCGGCGCGCGAGTCCTGCGCGAGCGAGAGGCCCGGGAACACGCTTTGGTAGACGTCGCTGCGCACCATGTTGCGCAGGTCGCGCCCGAAGCCGGAGGCGAGCGCGGCGCTATAGGAGGCTTCGAAGATCTTGCGGTTGGGGTGCCGGCCGAGGTACCAGGCCGGCAGCAGGATCGAGGTGAACTTGGATTTGGTCGAGCGCGGCGGCATGTTGATGATGCAGCGCTTGAGTTCCCCTTTCTCGATGCGCGTGAAGGCGTCCGCCATGACGTCGTGGTGGCGCCCGTGAATGTAGTCCGGCCAGACTCGGCGTACGAAGGCTAGGAAGTTATCGCGAGCGCGGTCTTCCTTGGTGCCGCCGAAGCGGTCGAGATGCGGCCGCACCCGCTCGCGGATGTGTTCGGGCAGGAACTCGAAATTGCGCTCGAAATAAGCGAGCTCTTCGGCGGGGAGACCCATTCGACTACAAGTTACAGTATTCTGTTTATCTTGGAGTTGTGGAACCTATGGGAACGATCATCACGCTGATTATCTGGATCGTCGTTTTCGCCATTGCCGCCTACGGGCTGCATTGGGTCTGCACCAACTTCGCGCTGCCGCAGCCGGTGTTGTGGCTCTGCGGTGCACTGCTGCTGATCGTCATTTTGCTGTTTCTGGTGCGCCAGACCGGCATCAGTTTGAATCTGCCCCCACCCAAGTAAAGCCAATTCAAAGGAGCCTTGAATGACCACATATCCCGATTCCGTCGTGCAGAATATGACCGCGGGCAATACGGCGCCGCCGGACTTTCAGTTGATTGCCAAGGAGAACTGGGGTTGGTTCGGCACGCTGCAGGACTGCCAGGCCGGCCTGGGAATGATTGACGCGGTGTGCGATAGCACCAAGATGCTCGACGCCCAAGACGACGTGGGCGGCATGTATGCGCAGTATGTGTATTTGGATCCCAACTCTGATATTCGCTGCCGCATCGTGCGCGCCACCGCTCGCGATGAGGAGGGTGTGATGGCGATTGCGGAGTATCCGTCTGCGATCTTTGATCGCGACACGGTGCCGCTGCCGATGATTGACACGTATGCGCCCGGCGAGCCGCATAAGCTCGAGGTGCTGCGCATCGGCCCCAAGCAGGGCACCTTGCGCTGGGTTAAGGCCTAGGGGCCTTCTCGTGCGCCCCTCGCTGCGGGAGGCGTTTTACTTCTACACCGCGGCCTCGTTTGCGTTGCTCGTGCTCGCCGGCGCATTGCGGCATTGCTAGAGCTAACAAACCTGCATCTTTTCTTAAACACAAACTTCCTTTACAATTGGAGATCATGCAAGGGCGTCCCCGGATATTTACGAACTCGCATCAGTTGAGCGTGCTGGTGAGTGCGGAAGATTATAAGTTGATGACCAAGCTGGTGGAGGAGGCGCGGCTCGACCGCCCCACGTTCGGGTATGGAGATTTGCTGCGCGGCTATATCGAGAAGGGGCTCGAAGATGAGCAGGTTCCGGAGCGCATCAAGCGCAACCCGCAGCAGAACCGGGTGCGCCGGCTGCACTTCATCGCCCGCCAGGCGCGCGCGTTAGCGCTCGAGCTGGAAGCGCAGCAGGCCAAGCGCAACTAAGGCTTCGGCATGAGAGCGACGGTCAGCGAGCCGGCCGCGTCCGCGAGCACCCACAGGCCTCCGGCCACGAGCGGCGTGAAGGTCTGATTCGGCAGCAGCTTAAAACTGGCGACGTCGGTGGCGAGCACGGAGGAGTCGCCTTTGATGAACACGTTGGCGGCGCCCAGGTTGCACATCTGCATATAGTACTTTCCGCCCCCCACGATCTTCAGATTGGTCGGTGTCGACGCCGTTAGCGCAATCGTGTTGTAAGGGGCGAGGTTGACGGTCGCGGTAGCCAGTGGCTGGGGTTTGGGGTGCGCCATATGTGGCCAAGCGTAGCACCGTAAACGGCCCTGCGGGTGCTAGAATAAATATACAGAAATATATTTTAACGATGGTTATTTCGGAAGAGGATCTGTTCTTAATGTCGAACTTGTCGCCGCGGCAGACCGGCCTGCCGTTCGTCGTATGGATTAGTCCCCGCGGCAACGCCAGGCATGACGTTCGAATCAAGGTGTCGCCGAGCCCGAAAGTAACCGAGGACTGGGCTATTGTGGCCATCCGCCCGGAGCTTGAGGTGCTGCATGGCAGTCTCCCCGCGGGTACCTATGGCCCGCTGAAGCGCTGGGTCGAGTTGAACCGCGACGTCCTGGTCAAGTTTTGGGAAGGCGAGATCGAGTACACGGAAGATGTGCTCGAGCAGTTAAGAAGTATCGGAGGGAAGTGAAAATGTCGGAGCAAGAAAGAGAAGAGCGCTTTCAGAAAACCTTGGCGGACCTGAAAGACGCGTTCGCGGTCTCGGGGGCCATCCAGATGCGCCATGAAAAGATGATGCAGGATCACGCGGAACTGCTGGATAAGCATAGCCTGTGGCTGGCGGAACAAGAACTTGCGATGCGGCGGCTGGTGGCGGAGCAAGAGGTGGCGATGCAGCGGCATCTCGAGGTTCACGCGCGCATTGACAAAACGCTGGAAGATATCAGCCTCAAACTGGAAGAAGCTACCGATAAGCTCAACGGCCTCATTGGCTATATGGACGGGCGGCACGAGCCGCGGAAGTAAATTTGAGGGCAATGAATGGCGACGATTGATGAGCGGCTGGAGGCGCTGGTGACTTCGGTCGAGCTGCTGAACGCTGATGTTCACGGCATGCAGGACGGCCTCAAAGCCCTGCGGGACGGCCTCAAAGCCCTGCAGGAAGCTCAGGCGAAAACCCAGATCATGCTGGCGGAGATTACCGAGGACATCGGTGCGTTGGCCCGGATCGCCAGAGTCCACCAGGACCGGCTGGACGATCAGCAAGCCAGGATTGAGAAATTTGAAGGTTGAAGTATTCGGAGGGAAAGTACATGATTGCGTTTTTAGCGATTGGCTTGTTTTTGCTCTTGGGGGTATTTATCGGAGTGCTTTATGTGGCCCTCTCGGTTCAGCAATGGCTCCGGAAACGTAAGCGGAAGCGGCTCGGCATTCCGGAGCGGGCCTCGCAACCGGATGGCTGGCACGGTAGCCCTCTTGTCTGGATCTTTGCTTTATTTTTGGTTCTAGCTTGGCTGCCTTTGGTTTTTCGGTAAGAGAGAAAACCTATCCACGCAAAGCTCTGAGGTTCGATTCTCTGGAGTAGGCACCTCGTTCCAGTTCTCCGACTCTTCCGCCTGCTCGATAACCTGGCGGTGGCGAGTTTAGGGCCTGCCCTCCTAGTTGAGCCCCGTACCGCCCTAACGGCACTCCAAATCCGCGCAAGGCGCGAAAGGCGGACTGCATCTCGGGAGTCAATGGCTTGCCGGCCGCGATGTTGTATAAAACTCTTTTCCCGAAGTCAGTATTTCGAATTTGCTTTAATCCGAGACTGCCGATCGCGAGAATGTCTCCCGGTATGCCGCCCAACCCGGCCATGGCGTGTCCGGCTGCTCCACTTGCAAGGCCCAACCCCAATCCCCAGCTTGTGAGCGGACCAACATTTCTTTCGACCGCGGCAGCATTCCGCATCAGAGTTTCAAGCCCCTTCAGCGCCTGCTCGTCGGCGCCTTTAAAGAAAACTCCGTAGGCATTCTTGTAGCGCGTCAGGTTATTTAAAAATGCGCCTGGATTGATCTTCTGCGTAGTGTTGTCCGTGGAGTCATCAATAATTTTGTCGATCATCTGCGATTGCACGGTAGCTCGGCCCTTGGGACCCATGGCGTTGTAAAACTTTTCCGCCAGATCTCCGCGATCCCCGCCGCGGATAAACATGTTCAGGATCGTGTCGGCCTCGTCTGTCCCGAGAGCCTTGTCAATAACCCGGTCATTGAACGGAACTACCTTGGTGGCATAATATTGGTCCGCTGCTCTCGAAGCTTGGGCCAGATTTTGAGGCACATTGGGGCCTTGTGTGAATCGGCCGAGGTCCGAGTCGACAGCATCCTTGATGATCTGTAATTGACGAACACTCAGACCAGCACGAGGGTCGGCGGCCCTCTTTCCCATGGTGATCAAACTTCCCAAGTCATCTGACAAATTGCGAATCTCGCCGTAGTAGTTGCCGGCAGGAATTGTCTGCTGCTGTGCAGACTGCCAGGCTTGATAAGCCTGGATATTGGTTGGCGGAGGCCCCTGCGGGGCGACCTTCTGGGGGGTGATATTTTTCCGGATACTGTTGAGTTGGTCGATTAACGGCTGATTTTCCACCTTGGCTTTCTCGAGTTCCGCGAGCATGTCATCAATTGCCTGCATGCTCTGGGGCAGGGGAACCTCACCGAGGCCATTTGCAAGACTTGCCACCTGATTGTAGTTGGCTTTGGATTGAAATTTTGCGCGGAACTCTTCAAGCTTGATGGCGGCTTGTTCGACTAACTCGGGGTTCTGGCCAGCATCGTTGATTGCCCTAAGTGTTGCCTGCGCCTGTTTAGCCAACCCTCCGCCTGATTGAGCGGCCGCCTGGACGTCATTTAAATTGCCCCAGCTACCTTTGCTTGCCTGCTCAAGGTGTGCAGCCAGGGTTTCCGCAGCCTCCTGCGGTAGTGGAGTGCGGAACATGGAGACAACCCGTCCCAAAGTGCCGGTAAGCCCTCGCGCGGCCACGGTACCGCCTATGCCAGCCGCACCGCCTAGGAGCACCTGCCCTTCTTTCTGTTTTGCAAAAGAGGAGGGATCGTTGGGGTCGGTATAAACCGGCTGCATGGCTCCGGTAACAGCCCCACTGCCAGCGCCCCAGGCTAGGGCGGCCGGCAAAGTCTCCTGGGCTCCTGGGATCACCAAAGCCGGCAATGCGCTGCCCGTCAAACGCCCCGCCGTTTGCCAACCACTCTGTGGTTTACCCTCAAGTATGTTCTGCGCGTAATTCTGCTGCCCTAGCTTGGTCAACAGGTCGACATAGGGTGTATCTTCCTTGTCCAGGCCGAGCGAACCTTGAAGGTGCTGCGCGGCTTGCGTCGTGCCGCTTGCCAGATCCCAAAGTCCCATCAATATCGGTCCAACCGGAGAACGTAATACTTTGGTACTAACGCTCTCCGGCTCGTTGATCAGGAATTGGAAACCGGAGCCTAAATGCTCTTTGACTTTCTGGTAGGTTGGCGACTTCTTGATAACCTCCGGATCGTAACCGTAACTGCGGATGAGATCGTCGTCGGCCATGCCGGGAGCAGCCTTGCCAACTGGTACAGCAGCAAGGCCTGGAGGTTCCGAAATTATGGGAGCGGCGTTCGGATTGATGGTGGTGACGGTGGAGGGGTATTCTCCCGCCTGCGCAGCCAGCGCATCATAATCGACCGCGGCAGCAGGGGGTGTGCCTGGAACAGCAACCCCAGAACTTGCGGACTTCCCTTGGCGGATTTGATCCGCTAGCGCATCGTAATCGACCGGGTCTGCCATAGTTTCCTACTGATTTCCGCTGATCGCGTCCTCAAATGCTTTTGCCTGCGCCTCTGTCGGAAAATAATGCGTCTTGCCGTTCGGATCCTGGACGGCTCGCCCCACCTGCCAGTGGTCAGCTCTCGCGAGTTGCGTGGCTTTGTCCGAATCCCCTTCGGCCACCTGCAGGTAGCGACTGAAACGGTTTTGATCCAGCACCGGATCCGGCGGGTTTGTTCCGACACCTTTAACTTCCCACCGAAGATGGCCGTTTTCCATGCGCAACAAATTCTGTTGCACGTTGAGCATTTTTTTGTAGATCTGCTGGGGTGAGTCAGAAAATGGCAGGTCTAACTTGGGCAGGTGCTCTTTAATCTGCTGGAAGTAGGTTTGATTTCGGCTCTTACTGGCAAACGGCTGCATAGCCTGAAGCGTGCCGAGGGAGAGGCTGCTGATATTGTTTCCCAGTTCTCCTTCCGGACTGGCTATTCCAAGCTTGTATTTCGCCATAGGTCCCATAAGAGTGAGCGGATTGTTGTTGTCTTTATACGGCTTCAACTTTTCGATCAGATCTGTGTATTGCGAAGTTAAGGTATTCAGGCTATCCAGATCCTTTTGCCCCTGCGTCGTTAATTGAAGTGCAGACGCGGGCAGAGCTGCTTTTGCCTCGGCGGTTGCCTTGATACGCGCGCCGGTAGTAGCTGTAGTCTTGGCCGCCGCATCAGTGGCTTGTCTTGCCTTGATGCCTTGTGCGATCGATTTCAAATCTGCGGGAGCATGTGGATCCTCAAGAAGCGCGTCGACATTCTTTGGCGTATACCCATCCTTGTTGACCTTAATCCTCCACTGAGCTTCCGTCTGCAAATTGGCGGGTAGATCTTGGATGGTAGGTATGCGCGAAGTTCCATCCGAATTCATCGGTGCGGGAAGGCCGGCGTTCTGGAGCATCTGAGATACGACCGCGCCAGAAGCAAGGTCAGTCTGGCTGACTTTGTTAGGGTTCTGGTACTTGATCAACCCCTCGCGATCTTTCTCCCATTTGTCTATCCGTGAGAGTGAGCGCTGTTGCGCGAGCGCGTCCTGGGACGCCTGATGCTCGAGGAACGTACTTATACTGCCGCCCATATGTTGGCGCAGCAAGTCGATATTGTTGTCGATCGTCTCGCTTTCTTTCGAGAGCGCATCGAAATCAGACAGAGCCCTCTCGCGGTCGGCATTGCGCTGACTGGTTGCGAGGCCTACGCCTTCGGCGAACATGGCCGGCAGATTGACCGATCCGGAGTGGTTCATGCCGCGCGCAATGTTCGCCAGAAAACTTCCCATATCTGGGTGCTGGTAGCGCTGAAGTGCGTCGGCCTGCAATTGCTGGATGGTGGCCTTGCGCATGGAGGCAACCTGGTCGAGCGTCTGTAAATAGTTCGCGGGGACTCCATACAGAGCTGGCAGAACGACCGCCGCAGTCTTCTGGATATTCTCGGCCGAGTAACGGTCCGGCGCGTTCCCCATGCCCTGCCGCTCATCCGCGATTTGCCGGTCGAGTTGCGCGATCAAGCGATCGACGGGCTGCGTGTGCGGAGTTGGTTGAGATATTAGAAGTCCGGTTTGCATTGGCTCGGTCGCAGCGAGCTGCTCCGGCGCGGCTGGCGCCGATGGCTGGGCCGGAGCAGGCAGCGCCGCCGCCGGGTCCAGTTCCGGCGTGGGTGCGCCAGCAACTTGCGGCTCTGCACCCGATCCTGTGGGCGGCCAGGTGGCGTTCTCTGGTGCGTCCGAAAACGTCATATTCGGATCGCTCAGGAAGCCAAGACCTGAAGTAGCAGACTTTTTCTTGTACGGATCTGGATAGCCCCCTTTGGGCCCTTCCGAGCCACCCCAGGAGCTGGTGGAGTTGGGACCGTAGTGGCGCAGTAGCCAGAGTGCGTTTTTGTCCTGCACCTCTGGCGGTGCCTCCGCGGCGGTCGCATACTCCGTACCGATACCAGTATTCTTCGCGGCCGTCTTCCAGGTTCCGTTCACGAACTGATACGCGCCGCTCGCGGTCGACTTGGGGTTGTGTGCAGTATAGTCGCCGCCCGACTCGTGCCGCATGATCTGATCGAGCACCGAGCTTTCTTCGTCCGTTGGGTCGTAATCCTCATACACCCCGCCGTCCGCCATTTTCGCCGGCGTCTGGAAATTTCCAGGCGGAGTGGAGCCGGGAGTCGGGCTCGGCGGCCCCCCCTGCCCGGTCGCCGGTGGCGTCATGCCGGCCGGAGGAGGCGGGAGTCCGGCCGGCGGTTGACGCGCCATCATGTTTTTAACCACATCGTCATAAACCGAGCCGGATTGCTGCGATTGTTGCTTGTCGGAGGCCTGGCGCATGAGTTGGCGCCGCTGCGCCTCGGCGAGCACGAGGTAGGACGGGATCGTGCCCGTAGGGTTGGTCAGCTCCTGTTGTAGAGCCTGGTCAGGAAGTCCCCGGACGTCGCTGGCGGCGCTCGTTAGGTCTGGCATGGGGTTAGGCCGCCTTGTCTTTCGAGAACGCGCCTAGGCCGTCCTTGTAGGTGCCGCGGCTGCGGTAGCGCGAGTCGCGGAAGCGGGGGTTCTTTACGATCTCGAGTCCGTGGGGCACCACGCCCCCTTTTCTCGCTGCCGCGAAGTATGGAGCCATGGAAGCGACCGCACCGAGGCCTGCCTGCAGGCCTTGCCCGAACCCGCTCGCTCCTGCCGGAGTGTAAGTTGTGTTCGCCGTCTGCGTTTGCGTGCCTTGCGTCGAATACGGCAGCGGCTGCATACCCAGCATTTGCATGTACCACGACATAGCCTGCATCGGCATTTGCTGGTTCGACAACCACTGCTGGTAGCCGGCGTCGTTGACCATCTGCGCCTGCCCTTGCTGGTTGCCGGCCGCCTGCCCGAGCAGTTGCGTGCCTTGGAGCCCTGCCTGGTAGCCCTGCAAGCCAAAATTTCCGGCCGCCAGGCCGAGGTTGCCGGCTTGCTGGATCGCTTGCATGTTCTGCGCGTTCTGCGCTTGTTGTAATTGCGCCTGCTGCCCCGCGGCGCCCAACCCCAACTGGCCGCCGAACTCGGCGCCGGAGAGCCCGAGGTTCTGCGTCTGCAGCGCGCCCTGTAAGCCGCCCTGATATTGCATACCCAGCCCTTGCATGGCCGCGGCTTGATTCGCGAGGCCCGCTTGCAGGCCTTGACCCGCGTTGAACTCCGCGCCCTGCAGGCCCATCTGCTGCGCTGCCAGGCCCGTCTGAATTCCCGCGGCCTGATTCGCCAAGCCCGCCTGCATCTGGAAGCCGGCGTTGGCTAAGCCCGCTTGCAGGTTGGCCTGCTGATTCGCCAAGCCTGCCTGTAGCTGTTGGCCCGCGCCGAACTCCTGGGCTTGCTGGTTTGCGAGTGCCGCCTGCAAGCCCACCTGTTGGTTCGCGAGTTGGCCTTGCATTCCCAACTGTGCGCCCAGGCCTTGCGTCTGCAGTTGCGCCGCGAGGTTCTGGCCGCCCACGGTCAGGCCCGCCTGCTGGTTGGCGAGCTGCGATTGAAGTCCCGTCTGCGCCTGCAGGCCTTGCGTCTGCAGTCCCGCGGAAAGGTTTTGCAGGTTGGCCTGCTGCTGCATCTGTTGATTGGCCAACTGCGCTTGCAGACCGGTTCCGACGTTGAATTGCTGCGCCTGCATGCCCTGGCCGACATTGAACTGCTGCGCCTGCTGGCTGAGTCCCTGCTCGGTATTGAACTGCTGCGCGCCCTGGTTGTAAGCGCCCTGCAATCCCTGCGCCGCAATGTTGGCGGCGAGCTGCTGGTAGCCGAGTGAGATGTTGGCATCCTCGACCGCCTGCCGGGATCCGCCAAAGGCGCCCGCCTGCGCCGCTTGGCTCGCTTGCTGCGCGAGTTGTTGCTGCTCCTGCGTCTTGGCGGTATCGAGTTGGGCGTTGACCACCTGCTCGGTGTACGGCGACATGTAGCGCTGCGCCGTGCCCGGGTCCGTCCAACTCTGCGTAGAGACCTGCCCTTGCGGAGTAACCTGCGCCTGCGGCGCCACATTACCGGCAGCCTGCATCGAGAGGTTCTGCAGCGAGGGCGCGTTGACGCTTTGATACGGACCCATCTGATACTGCTGCAGGGTTGGTCCCGTAACCTGCATGAGCCCGGTGATGGGATTGATCGCGCCGGGCGCCCTGACCTGATCCGCCTGGACTGCCGACGGCGCCGAGACCTGCTGCGGGTTGACGAGATAACTCGATGCGAGACCGCTTACCCCTCCGCCGGCGCTTACGGTGGGCGTGGGGCCGAACTGAGGCAGGTTCAGAGCGCCGGGCTGAAAGCTCGAGGCATTGAACTGCGGCATCTGCCAGGTGGCCGGCGATACCTGCGTGGCATTCATGTCGACCGCGGACTGGTTCAAATAGTCCTGCGTCCCGCCGGTCTGCGGGAGGCCTCCGGCGAGGCCGGCCTGGTTCCAATACTGGGTGCTCAGTTGCGTCGGGTCGGCAACCATCTGCCCCTTGTAGCCGGGACTGTTGACGACGCCTTGCGCTAACCCGCTCGCTGTTCCAGTTGCGTCATGCCAGGCCGCCATCGACCCCGGGTCGGGGGTGTACGTGTTGCTGCTGTTGGTGGTGGCGGTTGAGCTTGTGGATGCGGGCGTGGAACTGAACAGGCCCATGGAAATCGCCTTTTAGTAAATGCCGCCGAAGCGTTTACCGCGGATGGCGGCGCCGGATCCGCGCGGCACCTGCACATGGCCGCCTTTGCGGAACGGCGCCGGAGGCCCCTGAGGCTCGGGGCCGCGCTTGGGCGGAAGAGCTTCCGCTTTGAGTGCGCCGCCCTTTTTCTTTTGCGTGGGCTTCTTCTTCGCGAGCACGATGGTGGTCGAGATCACCGGCGCTTTGGCTTCGCCCAACGGTTTGCGTACGAGCACCGCGCGCGGCTTCCTTACCGGTGGAGGAGCTTCCTCCTCGAGGCCTCCCGTAGCGAACTTCTTTTTAGAGACCTTGCCGCCTTTGGCGAACATGTCGTCCATGCCGGCCGCTGGAATATCGGGGATATCGCCAGCCAGTTGCGGCATGGATTGAAGGCCCTCGGGAATAGCGCCCTCCGGTATGGAAGAGGTATTCATGTTTCCGATGCCGGTATCCCCCGCGCCAGCACCATCCTCGTCTTCGTCAGTAGGCCAGTTGCCTGTAGTAGCCATGTCCGGAGTCATTTTGTTTATATGTCCCGGGCCTGGTTGCGACGGGGGTTGCGCTTGCTGCTGCTGTTGCTGCTT